AAGGGCAAGACAATGAAGGTGGGTCACCTGAAGGTGGATTTGAGGGTGCTGGTAGACCAACCGAAGGTGGTACTTATGGAACTGACCAAAACTCATTTGGTAGAAATCCGTTAGGTAAGAATGATGGGATTGGTAGAGAATCAACATTCCACAATTTCAGAAATACACCACTCGCTTCAGAATCAAGTAATGCACTAAAAGCGTCTTTGAAAAAGAAGAAGATTAAAACGAGTTCAATCATTACCGAATCTTTAAAAGAAGAGTCAAATCGTAAGGATGTTGGTATGTTGGATGAGTCAAACTTATTGGATGAAACAATTTAAGTATATTTATAAAGTAGAACGATAATTAGAAGGTTTAGGATGAGTAAACTTAAACATAGCAAGTTTAAAAATACAGGTATCTTATTTGAATTACTTGTAAGACAAATCGCTTCCGACACATTAGCCGGTAAGGATTCTCTTGCGTTAGAAATCATCAAGAAGCACTTTAAGAGAGGAACTGAACTTTCTAAAGAGTTGAAGATGTATCAAGCTCTTACCAAAGAGAACTTTGATTCACAATACAAAGCACAAGAATTTGTTAACATCATTCTCCAAGAGAGAGGTAACTTAAACGAATCTATTCTCCGTAGACAAAAGTATAACTTGATTAAGTCAATCAAAGAATCATTTGTTATGGAAGATTTCTTCAAGTATCGTGTAAACAATTATCGTGAGATGGCTTCCGTATTCAAGATGTTTGAACACACTCAATCAGTATCTCCAAAGGAGTATGTTGATTGTAAGAACACAATATTGGAAACCATCACTAAAAAAGATGTTGAGATTGTAACCGAAGCTACTGACAAGGAATACGCATCACAACCTAAAGAGGTTCGTATGTTGGCGTACAAGTTCTTGATTGATTCGTTCAATTCAAAATATACAAACCTTTCTGAATCACAAAAGACAATCCTTCGTAACTACATCAACAATGTTGACAATTCAGACAAGTTAAGAAAGTTTGTCCTTTCAGAAGTTAAGAAATTAAAAACCGAATTTGGTAAATTGAAAATCGGTGATAAGGTTACTCAAATCAAATTAAATGAAACTGTAACCCTTATTGATAATATTACAGCATCTAAAGTTATTAGTGAGAACCAAGTGCTTTCACTTTTAAGATACCACGAACTTTTGCAAGAGTTAAGAAAGGGTTAAGATATGTCTAAATTCTTAATGGAACAATTGGAATCAAAATTTAAACAATTCGAATCTGAAGAGGAATTGGAAGAGGCGAATGTCACCGGAAATATGGATGGTGGTGCTGGTCCTATTAAGACCCCTGCTGCTTTTGCAAAAAGTCAAGATGAGGATGATTTAGACCCAGACCATATTGAAGTATTGGGTTATAAAAAATCTAATAAATCAAAACAAAACTTTGAGTCCATTTCTAAAATGGAAGCCAGGTTAGAAAATTTAATTGAAGCTACATATAGAGCTTACAAAAAAGATGAGTCAATGTCCGCCAAGAAAAAGGTGAACCTTGCTATCAAAGAAATCAACCGCAAGTTGTACGAAGTAGAACAACTCGTAAACCAAAACACCAAATTGAAAATGGAAGTTGGTGTAGACCAAGGTCAGTTTTGGGAATCAACAAAAGTTCGTTTCGGAAAGATTTCTGAAAGAATGTTAAAGATTTCTCGTAAGATTAAAGAATTAGGTTCATAAAATGGGATGTGGTTGTAACAAAAAGAAAATTAACGAGAACCTTGAAGTCCAAGACCTTGAGGATATCAGATTGATGATTCGTAGAGAAATCGCACGAATCTTTTTTGATTTATATCGTAAAAGACAAGTTTGGGAGAAATAATGAAACAATTGTTAATGGATGTAATGGTGTTCGAGGTAACACCTACGATGTTACAAGAGGCCCAAGAAAAAACTGGTCGTTTCTTGGTTAGTGGTGTATTGCAGAGAGCAAACGCCAAGAACCAAAATGGTAGAGTATATCCACGAAATATCCTCGAACGAGAAGTCGAAAAGTACAAGGGTCGTGAAATCAAAGAGAATCGTGCTTACGGAGAACTCGACCACCCTGAATCTGCCGTTGTAGAATTAAAGAATACCTCACACATCGTTCGTGATGTTTATTGGAAGGGTGATGATGTTGTAGGTACAGTTGAAATCTTAAACACACCTGCCGGTAACATCCTTAAAGAACTCATCAAAGCCGGATGTACGGTTGGTATCTCTTCAAGAGGGATGGGTTCAGTAAAACAACTTGGTGAAGACACGGTTGCAGTTGAAAACGACTTTGATTTGATTTGTTGGGATTTTGTATCCAATCCATCAACTCACGGAGCGTTCCTACGACCAACTAATGAAGGTGTAATCAACGAATCGGTTATCGCTAAAAAGAATACTTATAAATACAAGAAAGCCAACACCATTATGAGAGATATCATTTGTGAAGTTGGTGGATATTGTGAATGTGACTTTGGAGTATAAAAATGAAATTAAAGAACTTACTTAAAGAATCTCAAAACCTCGATTACCGTAGAATGAACATCGGCGAGGAAGAGCAAGAAAAGGGAATGACCAACGAAGAGAAAAGAGCATTCGTTGAAGCCGTTGGTGCTTATCGCCAATTGGGTGAGATGATTTCCCACAAAGGTAACTTGGCCGAAATCCACGAGTCAATTAAAAAGATTGTTGAGAATGCAAATTCATTGACTCTTAAAGAAACTGGTGATTGGTTTGATAAAGTTACAGTTCAAAGACATATGAAATCTATGAACGAATCTTACAAAGTATTCTCTAACTCTATCAAAGAGGTAGTTACCCTTCAACAAAGAATGGAATCTGCTTACGATGAAATCGGTGAGGTTCTTGGTAAATACTACGAAATCAAAGAAGGTAACGAGTTTGGTGCTGCAAGAGCTAAAGCTATCGCAGCCGGTGAAGAAGAGTTCGAAGTTGATGGTAAGAAATATAAAGTAACTTCCGTTGACGCAGATGACAAAGAGAACGCAAAAGAATTTACCAACGAAGAAGAAACTCGTGAAACCGAAGATGGTAAACTATACAAAGTTTCAGATGCTCAACTTGAAGATGAAGAAGTAGAAGCTGACCACGAAGAAAAAAGAAGAGAGTTTCATAATGAACCTTCTTTTGAAAAGAACGAATCAGTAAACGAAGTTAAATACCCAGTTGCTGTTGCCGAATTCAACAAAGAGTTAATCAAACACCCAATGGTAAAGAAGGCCGCTCAACACTACAAGAAGACCCCCGCCGATATCGTAAAGGTATTACAACAAAGATTGTATACAAAGGGTGATAAAGCCGGTAACACCAAAGAGGTTTACATCGACTTTAAAGATACTGATAGTGGAATCGTTATCAAACACAAAATGAAATTTAACGAATCTAAATCAATGAAACTTACAAGTTTATTGAAAGGCAAGTAATGAACGAGATGGACATCCTCCAAGACCTATCTATTGAATTTAACAATATGATTAAAAAGAACTTGGGTAAGATTAAGAAATTATCTCCAGCAAAACAAAGAGAGTTGGGAAAATTACTTTCAATGTTTAAGGATGGGTTAGATACCCTATCGGAAGGAACTTACGAGTCGGTTAACGAAGCAATGTCTAATAAAGCACCAAAAATGTATATTAAGTATGCAGCGGTTGTTAAGAAAATTAGAGAACTTGAAGATAAACAAAAAGAATTGGCTCAACCATACTTTGATGCTAGAAGTAAAGGTGATTCTGTAAAAGAAAAATCTCAACTTGAATTAATGAAAAAAAATCAAGCCGAGTTAAATTCTTATAGAAGAAACTTAAAAAATATTGAAGATAAATACATAAATGCTATGGATTATTTTCCTGGTGAATAATTTTTAAAATATAATTTATTTAAAGAAGGTTTGGATATTCCAAACCTTTTTTGTATATTTGTAGTTATGAATGGATTTTTATCTGTATTAGATACACGGAAGAAAGAATGGCAAGCCCGAAAGAGGTGGTGGATACAAAAATACAACATCCAATCGGAACTTGGTAGAGAGGATACTATATCCAAATCAAGGTTTTGGGATGATAATACTGTATCTATATTTGACGCTACTTTATGCGAAACCATCTACACTTCATTCATACCACCATCAGGTTCAGTCCTTGACCCATTTGCAGGTGGAAGTGTTAGGGGTATTGTAGCCGAAGAGTTGGGTTTCAAATATACAGGTATAGAACTATCCAAGGAACAGATAGACGCAAACAAACTCCAATCCAATAAACCAACTTGGATTTGTGGTGATAGTGAAGAAGTATTAGATACACTACAAGACCAATATGATTTGATATTTACTTGTCCACCATATCACGACTTGGAAATATATTCCGATAATCCAAATGACCTATCCAATATGGGTTGGGATGAGTTTCTTATGAAATATAAATCAATCATCCAAAAGTCATACGATAAACTAAAAGACAATAGGTTCTTTATTATTGTTGTGAGTGAGATACGAGATAGGTTGACTACTGGCAACTATAAGATTGGTAAGTATAAGGGATTCGTACCATCTACTATTAGAATTGCCGAAGAATGTGGGTTTCACTACTATAATGATGTTGTGATGATAAATGGGTCACAACAGGCGGGAAAAATGTCCAACCTATATTTCAATCGTAATAGAAAAATACCATCAACCCATCAGAATGTTTTGATATTTATAAAGGGAAACCCAGACCTAGCTACTGAAGACATTCAATGGGATGGTACTTATGTTTGTGAGATAGATGGTAAGAAGTATAAGTCATATAGAGAAGCGGCGATAGATATTGATTCTAATATATTGGTCGCATCTGAAGTAGAACGCCGGTGTAAATCGCTAAAATACAAATATAAAAATTGGAATATAATTGGTGTTGATAAAAAACCAGACATACAATATGAAATTGATGGCGCGTTATTTCAATCACCATCACAAGTAGTAAAGGTTATAGGAAATATTACGGAGGTTAATGTTAAAACTTGGGTGAATTCGAATTCACCCAATTGGAAACATTGGAAACGCGTCTTTCCAAATGACTATGATGTATCCTATGATGAAATGGAAAACACTTGGTTAAATTTTATAAGATTTGAATTGAATACAATTAGTTGTGATGGAATCGAATTTAAAACAATAAAAGAAGCCGCGACACATTTCAATTTATCATCTGAAAGAATTCGCCAAAAGTTAATTTCAGATGAGTATGCCGATTATTTCTATCTTGATTAAATTTATTCCCATATTTATAAACGGATGTTACAAAAGTAATGTCCGTTTTTTTATTTAAAATAAATCTATGGAAGAAAACCAAAAACAACACGAAGGTCGTAACAACAACGACAAAAAGAAAAAAGCACCAAGACAAGAGATGTATCTCTATGGTCACGCTAATGGTGTTAAAGTTATCAACAACAATGTGGAAGCCGCTATTAGAGCTTGGAAACGCATTATGAAAGATAGTGGAATCATTGAAGCTATCAAAGATAACAAAGAGTACAAGAAACCAACTACGGTAAGAAGAGAAAAGAGAAATCTTGCTTTGAGAGCGGAGTGGGTTCGTAGACGCCGTGAGGAATAAATGGTAAACACTCTATTGTTTTAAAAAAAGTTCCCATATTTATTACTAAAAATACCACCCCTTAATGGGTGGTTTACTTATTTGAAAAGTATTATATTCTATTAAGATTCCGAATAATCTTATTATCCCAAAAGTTAATTTAGGAGAAAAACAAATGAAATCAGATTTGTTAAAAGAAGCAATCGCTGATGCCAAAGCCGTTAAGGAAACTGCATTAGCAAACGCTAAAATGGCTCTTGAAGAAGCTTTCACACCAAAACTTCAATCTATGTTATCTCACAAACTCGCTGAAGAGTTAGAAGATGAAGAAGAAGTATCTGAAGAAGATATGACCGCTGAAGTACCCGCAATGGAAGAAGAAGAAATGTATTCTGAAGATGAGATGGGTTCTGAAGAGGAAGTATCTGAAGAAGATATGACTGAAGAAGGTGAAGAAGCTGAAGAAGAGATGGCCGCCGAAGGTGAAGACGCTACAGAGATGGGTTCTGAAGAAGATGGTGAAGAGTACGACTTGACCGGTGCTGAAGAAGAAGACACCGAAGAAGATGAACTCGACCTCGAATCAGTAATCGCTGAGTTGGAAGCTGCACTTGAAGGTGACGATGAAGAAGTTGTATCTGAAGAAGATGAGTTGGAAGATGCTGAAGCTGAAATGGGTATGGACCTTGATGGTGATGCCGAAAAAGGTGAAGAAGTAACTGAAGATGAAGAAGAATTAGACATCAACGAAATCATCCGTACCTTGAAGGAAATGGCAGATGAAGAAGAAGTAACTGAAGAAGAAGAAGTAACTGAAGAAGATGAAACCGCTGCAGAGTTGGAAGAAGCTTATAGAGTTATCACATCTTTGAAGAAGACAATCAACGAAGTTAATTTGTTGAACGCTAAACTTCTTTACACCAACAAGTTGTTCAGAACTTTCGATTTGAACGAAGGCCAAAAGATGAAAGTTATCGAGAACTTCGATAGAGCTGCATCTTTAAGAGAAGTAAAATTGGTTTACGCTACATTGGGTGAAAACTTGAATGTTGCTCGCAAACCTAAAACAGTTGTTAAAGAATCACTCGCTTCTAAACCTACAAAGTCAAGCGCACCAAAGAAAATCATTTCTGAAGGTACTGCTGTAGCTGATAGATTTAAGAAGTTAGCTGGTTTAATTAAGTAAATTTAAAAAACCTAAAGAAAAGGATTAATAAGATGAACACAAATTCTTTATTAAATGAATCTGCTGGTTTCAACAAAAAAATGGCTGACGAAGCTAAAGGCCTCGTAGCCAAGTGGGAAAAAACTGGTCTTTTGGAAGGTATTTCTACCGATTTCGAAAGAGCTGGTATCGCCACTTTGTTGGAAAACCAAGCAAAGCAATTAGTATCTGAAGCTTCTGCTACTGGTACTTCTGCAAACTCTGAAGAGTGGGCTGGTGTCGCTCTTCCATTAGTACGCCGTATCTTCAGCGAAATCGCTGCAAAAGAGTTCGTTAGCGTACAACCTATGAACTTACCTTCTGGTCTTGTATTCTACTTGGATTTCAAGTATGGTACTGAACAAGCCGGTTTCACTACTGGTGCTGGTAAAAACTCACAAGCTGACTCTGTATTCGGTGTTACCGAAACTGCTGACCAAGCTTCTGGTGGTTTGTATGGTGCTGGCCGTTTCGGTTACACTATCAACCAAACTTCACAAGCTTTGGCTTTAGCTGCCGCTGATGCAACTGACAAGTTCACTACATCATCTTTAGCCGTTGCTAACTACGATTACGATACTGCTTGGTCTGCTTCAGTATATGGTCCTGGTGTTGTTGCTGGTGACGAGTTCTTCGTAGTTCAAATGTCAGCTTCTCGTGACCTTGATGGTTATGATGCTGAAGGTGTAAAAGCTTTCGTATTGTCAGGTTCTGGCGTTACTACTTACAACCAATTCACTAAACTCAACGCTGCTGGTTTGTTGACTATGGTTGCTTCAGTATCAGGTGTTGCTGGTGACATCAATGGTGTTTACTACCAAAAGCAACCAACTGACATCACTCGTGGTGATTTCGAACAAACTACCGCTGGTTTTGGTGCTAACCCTGAAACTGACTTGGGTATTCCTGAATTGAATGTTGAGTTGAGAAGTGTACCTATCGTTGCTAAGACCCGTAAGTTGAAGGCACAATGGACTCCTGAATTCGCTCAAGATTTGAACGCTTACCACTCAATTGACGCTGAAGCCGAATTGACTTCAATGTTGTCAGAGTACATCTCTCAAGAAATCGACCTCGAAATCTTGGATATGTTGATGGAGAACGCCTTAACTACTGGTTACTGGTCTGCTCGTATCGGTTACTCTTGGAATGGTACTGGCTTCACATCTTCTGGCTTGAACGCCGCAGTTGAGCGTTACACTCAACAGCAGTGGTTCCAGACATTGGGTACTCAACTTCAGAGAGTTTCTAACCAAATTCACGCCAAGACAATGCGTGGTGGTGCTAACTTTATGGTTGTTTCTCCTGATGTAGCTACTGTATTGGAATCTATCCCAGGTTTCGCTGCAAGTGGTACTGGTAACGAAATGAAGTTTGCTATGGGTGTTTCTCAAGTAGGTTCGTTCGCTAATCGTTACGAAGTTTACAAGAACCCATATATGCAAGAAAATGTTATCTTGATGGGCTTCAAAGGTTCACAATTCTTGGAAACTGGTGCTGTATACGCTCCTTACATTCCTTTGATTATGACTCCTTTGGTATACGACCCAAAGAACTTCCAACCAAGAAAAGGTGTGATGACTCGTTACGCCAAGCAAATGGTTCGTGGTGAGTTCTACGGTAAAGTATATGTTCACGGTTTGGAAATCTTCTCTTAATTGAGAGATTAACATAATCTTTACTAAAGGGGGTCGATTTCGACCCCCTTTTTTATTACCCATTGGATACTTATATTAAACAATGTTACACCCCTCAACGGAAGGAAATATATGGCTGCAGAAAATGTAGAAAAGAGAGTACCAAAGGGTGATATTAAATTCTCACTCTCCCTATCAGAAGAACAAAAAGTTGCAAAATCACAAATCCTCCAACATCCATTTAATTTTGTATTAGGAAAGGCCGGTAGTGGTAAAACCTTACTCGCAGTTCAAGTTGCGTTGGATGCGTTCTTTAAAAGACAAATAAATAAAATCATTATAACAAGACCAACGGTTTCAAATGAAGATAACGGATTCCTTCCCGGCTCACTTGAAGAAAAATTAGAACCTTGGTTAGTTCCAATCCGTTCCAATATGAGAAAGGTTTACAATAAACCTGATGTTTTGGATAGAATGGAAAAAGATGAAAATGTTGAGTTAGTATCTCTCACTCACTTTAGAGGTAGAACATTTGATAACGCAATTTGTATTGTGGATGAATTCCAAAATTTAACTAAACAACAACTTGCAATGGTATTAGGTAGATTGGGTAAAGGTTCTACTATGATTCTCACAGGCGACCCTCAACAAATTGACTTGAAGTTTTCAAACGATTCAGCAATCCACGAAGTTCCGAAATTAAAAGATTCGAGATATGTATATACAACGACTCTTAAAGACAACCATCGCCACGAAGCGCTTGATGAGGTCTTGAAATTATTGTATTCGTACCAATAAGTTCCGAAGAAAATCTTACTATTTATATAGTGAGGTAAAGTATTTAATTATCGGAGAAATCAATGCCATTTGACTACACGGGTTCATTTAGTGGTTCTTTTACAGGAGATTTAACATCAACAAATGGTGTTGTGTCTTCATCAGCGCAAATTAATTACACGCAAATTCAGAATAAACCAACCACTATTTCAGCTTTTCAAAAAAATTCTATTGTAGCAAACACCTACTTTAGAGAAAATACATTCCCATCGGTGTCAGCATCAATTGTTGACCGAATCGTAAATTTAGAAAATGGTACTGATTTAGACCAACAAACACTTTCTTTTAACTCATCTACAAATGCGTTAACCATCTCAAATGGTAACTCCGTAGACCTGTCATCTCTCGCCGGTGGCGGTGTTGGTGGTTCAGGTCTGGCAATCACAGCATCTGATGAAGGTAGTGTTCTTTCTGAAAATGTTCGTAGTATCGATTTTGTTGGTAATGCTGTAACCGCAACTAATAGTGGTAACGCTATTACGGTGACAATCAATACTGGTTCTGCTGGTGTTTCTACTTGGGATGATTTGAGTGGAAAGCCAAGCGGATTGGTGTCATCATCAACCCAAATAGAATCCGTAATTACTGATTCTTATATTTCAGCATCTGCTGTAAGAAGTGGGTTTGGTGGTGGTACATCTGAAACCGCATCGTATGTTCAAGGGTTGTCTGATTTTGATGGTAATAGAACTGTATCAAATACAAATTTACCATCCGGCATCTACAATGTAAATTTCGGAACAAGTGGTTCGCTTGCTAATTTTATTGAGAAGGTATTTTTCCCAAATAGTGTTCCTGTAATCACAACCACCGGATTTACAATCCAAGAATTTGTAACGAGTGGTTCGGTTGTGGGTACTGTATCTGCGACTGATGCGGAAGGTCAATCTATCACATTTAGAACATCAAGCGGTTACACCTCTGACTTCTTCAGAATTTCAAGTGCAGGGCAAGTAACATTAAATACAAAGTCAACTTCTTCGATGAACACCGACAATACACCGGGGTCAGGTTCACATCCATTCTTGATTGAAGCGGTTGATACATTTAATGGTGTTGATTCTAAAACCATTTACATTCGTGTTAATCCTAATACCGCTCCTGTTTGGAGGCAAACTTCAATCGCGGGTTCGGTTATCTCAAGCTATACTGCTTCACTCAACGAAAACTCAACTGCTGGCGCCAAATTCACGGTTTACTTTACGGATGCAGAAAGTGATACACTTGTTGTAAATACAGGGTCAATCCCTTCAGAGTTTTCCGCTACTGTTAATGCTACAAATGTAGTAATTAGTCAAGCTACCGCCTCATTGGATTATGAAAATACTACAAGTTACTCATTTACAATGACGGTTGAAGATGAACACTATACATCCGGTGATGACTCTACCACAATTACATCCTTGCCAATTTTAATTCAGGTTGTAGATAATGTTATTCCAGTTGTAAATGACCAAACTTTAAGTTCTATAAATGAAAATTCTTCAGATGGAACAACTGTAGGAAGTATAACCGCTACTGATTCGGAAGGTGATACAATCACATTCTCTAACTTTACTTTAGTAAGTGCTTATTTGAATAGTGTTGGTACTAATATCACATCTTCATTGGGTGGTACATCATTGTACGACCCACACGCAGACCCGTTCCAAGCAAACTCAAGTGGGGTGGTTACTCGTAAAACGGGTGTTTATTTGAATTCCGATATAGCTGATAGATATGTGTATCAAGTTTCAGTTCGTGACTCATACAACTCTACAACTGATACGGGTCTTATTACAATTCCAATTTCAGCCGATTCTGCAACCGCAGTAACTGATAATTTTAACACATTACATATTATTGAATCTGCGGTTACTAACAATTATGTTAAAATCGAAGGTGGAGTTCCTTTGGGACTAAATGGTAGTTCTGCTTATTTGTTTTCAAGTGTTTCTCAACGATGGGAAATTTCATCCACCGGTGATATGATTAAATTTAATGCTACTACCGGCTCTCAAGTATATTTTCAAGCTAATCAAAATATTAGTGGTTCTATCTATACATCGGGCAGTACAATAAATGTTGAAGTAACCGCATCCGAACACGCATTTGAAACTACAAAACAATACTTTGACTATGTAGTTTATGTTGAAAAAAATAGCGCTCCTGATTTGACATTTACAAACACCACGGCTAACTTGAATACAAATGGTGCAAGAAGTGGTAGTTTATTAGTTACAATTGGTTATAGTGATTCTCTTGATGGTGATACGCCAGACCCAAATACATTTACCTTTACAGACCCAAGTGGTCAATTGAACGCAATATATACTGGCGGAGGTCACCAAGTACAAGCTAAAAATACTTTAAGTGGTTCAACTACATATCAAATTACTGCAAGTATTAAAGATAATCACGGATTTAGAACTAATACCGAAACTCACACATTTACAATAGCACAAGCATCAACCGGCTCTCTTACGACAAATGGAACATTCTATGTAATTGAAACCGCTAGAAGTGGAGCATTAATCTATACTAATTCAAATGGTTGGAGTGGAACGCAGGGTGATTTGAATGTTACTTACTCACCATCATACAATTCGGCCGCAGTTGCTTCATTTACATCATCAAACGCACTTGTTAATGTAACAACTGCTGGAGCTTTGTCGATAGCACAAAATGTGAGTGGGTCTTATACTTCGGGCCAAACTTTTACATCAACTATAACTTTCCGTGACCAATACAATAATATTGGTAGTGGTAGTATTACAATAAATGTAAGCGCTAACCAAGCTCCTACTGCCGTATTTACAAATATAGGTGCCAATTTAACTGCATCAATTTCAGAAAACACTAACTTGGTGAGTTTCACTATTTCGGATACTGAATCTGATACGCCATATTCCGCGTCATTGGGTGGTTCTAATGCCGGTGATTTGGTTCTTGTTCCTCAAAACGCTAACTCATCATCTTACTATATTAAAAATGTAAGTGCAATTGGTAATGGAACTACCTTAAACTACTCCGCTTCCGTATTTGATACTCACGGAAAATCTACAACTTATAATAGAAGTTTGACTATATCTGACCCAGTTGGTCTTGTTTATGGATATGGTTGGAACGGCGGTTCTGCTGCAAACGAATCCACATTCTTCTCATCAGCCGGTGATGTTGGTGGTGATGGTGTTGCAATAACAAGTGGTTCGTTGATAGCAATGTTACAAAGTGGTTCTATTGGTCAAACCACATTCTCACCATCATATGTTGGTGGAACTGCAACTCTATTTGCATCTGCATCTTTATCAACAATGTCCGATTCATCTGCTGCCGGTATTTCAACACTTGGGTACTTTAATTTTAGTGGTGGTTCTAATAGATTGTTGATTATTTTCCCATCGGCTTCTAACTTGGGTGGAAAACCCGCAAGTATGTATGATGGAGTACCACCAGATTCAACAGGAACTGCAAATGAATACTATGTATATGCTAAAGATGCTGCCATTCCTGGAACAATTGGTACTGGTGTTTACTATTTTGATTTAGAAAATTCGTATCAAGGTTATTCCAAGTGGGGTATGATTTTCGCCGAAGGTAAAAACACCAACAACACAAGATACTATTTAATGCCGGATACCGCATCCGCACCATAACAAGGAGAATAATTAGATGGCAACTACCGCAGGTGATATTTATGTAAGAAGTGGGGCATCGGGCTCGTTTACCTCCATTGAATATGTTCAAGGTGGATGGATTACCGTAGCATCTGCTTCAAATATGGCCGCAATCTATGAAGATAGGTTGTTAGATGGTCAAATCATCTATGTAAAAAGTGAGAATCAACTATATGTTGCTTCTCGATTTATAGCATTTGAAACTCCAGGATATGGTGGTTTCGAAAACTCAGCATCATTTGCTACATTTGAGTTTCCATCTTCAGGTGGAACTGACTTATCCGCCCTTAATTCATTCACGGGGTCAGCTCAAACAAGTTTAGACGCATTAAATTCAGCTACAAGTTCTTATTTGACTGAAGTTCCTGCCGGAACTATAAGTTCATCAGCTCAAGTTGAATTAATAATTACAGATGCCTATATTTCAGCATCTGCTGCCGCAAGTGGATTTGGTAGTGGTGAGGGTGTACATACCGACATCACCGCTCTTAACAACTTTAGTGGTTCTGCTCAAGCTCAAATTGACGCTTTGATTGCGGCTACATCATCGTATCTAACTTCTGAAACTGATTCACAAACTTTATCTATTGTAGGTGACCAGTTATCTATTTCAAATGGTAACACGGTAACACTCCCAACTGGGTCTACCTTACCATCTGGTGTTATATCATCATCTCAACAAATTACCGATTTAGGATTTATCAGTTCATCGCATACTGATATTTCTTCACTTAATACATTTACAGGTTCAATCCAAAGTGAGGTTGACTCATTAACAGCTGCTACAAGTTCATACGCATTAATCACCAATGTTTCAGGTGCGTTTACATCAATTTCAGGTGGATTTGAGAGTAGAATTGTATCTTTAGAATCGATTGACCTTCTTGGACTTAATAACTTTACGGGCTCTGCTCAAACGAGTTTAGATGCATTAAATTCGGCTACAAGTTCATACATATTAGTATCTCAAACTTCATCGCTGAATGTGTTGAGTGCTTTGACTGCCTCTTTTATCTCCGATACCTTTATTTCGGCATCCGCTGCTGCAGCTGGATTTGGAACTGCTACCGACATTTCTGCACTAAACGCATTTACTGCATCTGCAAATGATGATATAAATACATTATACGATACTAAATTAAATACATCATCATTTAATGCGTTTACATCATCTGTTGCCACCACAGGTTCAAATACATTTGAAGGAAACCAACAAGTTAATGGTTGGATTGATGTTACTGGTTATATTATTACTGATGATGTTCTTTATACTAATGCTATTGAAGAAAATACAACTAATGGTGGTCTTACATTTGTTGCCGGTGGTTTTGGGTTTGCTTTTAATAATAATATAGAAGTAACCGGTTCAATAATCGCAACTGATTTTACAGGTTCTCTTTTTGGAACATCATCTTGGGCTGAAAATGTATTAACCGCATCTTACATTGACCCAACCTTTATTTCAGCATCCGCTGCTGCAGCTGGATTTGGAAGTGGCGGTTCTACTATTCCTGCTGGAACTGTAAGTTCATCCGCTCAAATCCTAACCAACCTTTTTGGTCAAGATTTGGTGGTAAATACAATTACCGCAGAAACATACATCGTATCATCATCAATCACATATATGACTACCTTGTTCTCAAGTGGGTCTACAATGTTTGGTGATAGTTTAGGAGATACACATCAGTTTACGGGTTCTTTACTTGTATTGGGTAATGTAGAAGCTTTATCATTTACCGGTTCGTTATTTGGAACATCATCTTGGGCCGAAAACTCAATAAATGCTTTAACTGCGTCTTACATTAACCCATCATTCATTACAAACATAATTACCGATTCATACATTTCAGCATCTGCTGCTGCAAGTGGGTTTGGTAGTGGTGGTGTAGGTGGTGGTATTGGTACTTTACAACAAGTAACTGATTCTGGCTCATTTACAACAAATGCAATTACGGCATCTTCATTTAGTGGTTCTATGATTGTACTTTCAAATATGAGTACAACACCTACTGCAATTGGTGGTGCTATATTCTATTCTGGTTCTGAATTTTATTTTGGAATCGAATAAAACCATTTTTAGAGATGTCAGATATACTTATTAGAGATTAAAAACAAGTTTCGATTGATATATCAATTTATTTAAGTGTTAACACAAACAAAGGAGAATTAAAATGGCTGAATGGAAAAAAGTCATAGTATCGGGGTCAAACGCGGTACTAAACACGGTTCAAGCACCAGGTGGATTTACTGGTAACTTGACAGGTAATGTAACGGGCAATGCCTCTACCGCTACCGCCTTAGCAACAGGAAGAACATTTTCACTTTCGGGTGGTGATGTAACCGCAACAGGCGTTAGTTTTGATGGTACTGGTAATGTCACATTAAACGCGAATATTGCTACTGGTGCTATTGACACCAATATGTTCGCATCTGCTACCAAGACAAACATCTCTGGTGCATTCGTATCAACTTCAGCATCTATTGCTGCTGACATCGCAAGTATCATAGCTACTGGCTACGATTTGGATTTTGGTGGTGATAGTGGTACTGGTGTAATTACAAACGAAGAACAATTTACTATCGCAGGTGGTACAAACATCACCACTGTGGGGTCTACTAATACACTTACTGTAAACCTCGATGACCAAATTTCTTTAACAGGAATTACCGGTTCATTGCGTGGTAATGCTTCTACTGCTACGGCTTTAGAAACTGCAAGAACAATTGGTGGTGTATCATTCAATGGTACTGCTAACATCAACTTGCCAGGTGTAAACACCGCTGGTAACCAAAATACAACTGGTACTGCTGCAAGTGCTTCAGTATTGGCTACTGCAAGAACAATCGCACTTTCAGGTGGTGATGTAACTGCAACAGGTGTTTCTTTTGATGGTAGTGCAAACATTTCTTTGACTGCAAATATCGCTGCTGGTGCTATTGACACTGTAATGTTTGCTTCAGCTACTAAAACTGATATCTCTGGCGCATTCGTATCAACTTCAGCATCTATTGCTGCTGACATTGCTGCTCTTGTTTCAACCAGTTATGATTTGGATATAAACGGTGATACTGGTACTGGTGTAATTGACAATGAAGAAGCATTAACTATTGCAGGTGGTAATGGTATTGTTACTGTAATGTCTGGTAATACATTGACTATCACGGCAGCCGAGGGTGTTGTTTCCGCTTCAGCGTTCTCTTCACCTTCTCAAGGTACAGTTCGTGCTACAATCAATGGTGTTCAAACTGATGTTGATACCGGTCTTCAATCTGGTGATTCACCAACATTCGCATCTTTGACATTGACTGGCGACTTGACTGTAAATGGTACAACTACTACAATTTCAACTACTAATTTGGAAGTTGAAGACCAATTTATCTCTCTCAACGACCAAGGTGTTCCTGCTGATGCTGGTATCGTTGTTGAAGGTAAAGGTACTGCATTTGGTTGGGACCAGTCCGCTTCTCGTTGGGCATTTGACTTTGAAGGCGCTGTTTCTGAACAAACTACAATCGGTGCCGATGCTTACGCTGTAGCTGTTGTTACTACTGATGATGCTAACTATCGTTACAATGGTAACATCCGTGTTACCCTTGGTGACATCTTCATCTATGTAGAATAATAACTTGTAACGAGATTAGTTATGGGTATAGCATCTAAACTTGGTTTACAACCTAAAGAGGTTTTAAATAAATCTGAAGGTGAAGTGACCCTCAATCTTACCAAAGGTGAGGTTGAGGCACTTCTCATCGGATTGGGTGAAGCTACTTTTAAAGGTAAACAAGTAGAATCAGTTTACAAACTTGCTGTTAAATTGCAAAGTGAATTAGCTAAAATGAAATAAATAATTTATAGATTTTGCTAATAAAGAAAACCCCACTTCGGTGGGGTTTTTTATTTCTATAAAACTATTTATTATGGAGTAACTCAAGTTAAACCCTGGTTGTAGGCCCGAAAGGGAAGTGGGCACGAAAGTGTTTCCAACCACAAGATAGGATAAAGGATATGCCAAGTTGGAAAAAAGTCATCACCTCCGGAAGTGATGCATCATTAAACTCGTTAAATTTGTCCAGCGTAGTTAACGCCGGACTTGACACAGACAAGTTCCTTGTACTTGATAGTGCAGGGAATGTTGATTTTAGGACAGGCGCTAATGTCTTGTCTGATATTAATCCAGGTGGGTTGATATCATCATCAGTTCAAATCGACCACGACTCAACAACAGGGTTCGTAGCAAATGAACACATTGACCACTCCACGGTGTCTATTACGGCAGGGAATGGTTTAAGTGGTGGTGGTACGATTGCAGCAACACGGACATTATCATTAGATACTACATCCGCAACATTTACAAACGGAGTTAAAACAAAATTGAATACTGAAGGTGTTATTTCATCATCAGTTCAAATCGACCACGACTCTACAACCGGATTTGTTGCTAACGAACACATCGACCACTCCACAGTATCCATCACCGCAGGTAATGGTCTTACTGGTGGTGGTACAATTGCTGCAAATAGAACAATAAATGTTGCATCTGCTAACAATGGTATCATTGTAAACGCAGATAACATCCAATTGGATACCACATCCACAACCTTCACATCAGGTGTTAAAACAAAATTGAATACTGAAGGTGTTATTTCATCATCAGCTCAAATTACTGAAAATATCCACCCACATCAAACCTATGTTGACTTCAAAGGTCAAGGACAAGGTTCAATGCCGTGGGGAACTACAACCGATTTACAAGTCAATAATCAGGCGTTTGCTGTGTGGACCGCTCCTGCTGCCGGATATATTGGTGAAGTGTATGTTTCGCCAGAAACTACTAATACTCCTCCTGATAACTTTGAAATTACTATGTTCACAAATGGTGGGCCTGTTGGTGGTGCTGTAACTACTATGTTGGGTGCTGCCGGTAATAATGTAGTATTCACTTTTGGTAATGGTTATCCATTCGCAAAAGGGGATAGGGTTACATTAGATTTGAATAAGTTTGGTAATGGCTCTGATTTATACGCTATTCAAGTAGCATTTAGAGTTAACAACTAATAGTTAGGATATAGAAATGATACACGGTTTACATAAAGACACTTTACTTGAAATCAACGGAGTTCTTACACCTATTTCTAATATCCAAGTTGGTGATACCGTAAAGGGTTATGATTTATCAACTCGTTCCGTTAGAGAAAACAAAGTAGTAAGCGTATTCCATAGAGAATTAAACGACTACATCCAAGTAAAATTTTCGGATGGTACAACATCCAACTTATCAGTAGATTCCAAAGTCCTTTCCCTAATGGGCGATTGGGTTTCTCCGATAAACGCATACAATAATAATACAACTCTTCATAACGATATTGAAATTTTATCGGTATCGTATGTAGAAGACCCGACATATTTTATATCCATTGAAGTAGAACCTGACCACAACTATTATGTTGGTGGAGTCCTCCTTCACAACACAGGTCCCACTGGTCCAACAGGTCCTACCGGCCCACAAGGTGCTACAGGTGCTCAAGGTGGTCAAGGTCCTACCGGTCCCCAAGGAGCTCAAGGTGCTACAGGTGCACAAGGTCCTCAAGGAGCTCAAGGTCCTCAAGGAGCTCAAGGTCAACAAGGTGCTAAAGGTGCTGATGGTCCTACCGGCCCTCAAGGTGCTAAAGGTGCTACCGGTCCAACTGGTCCTACCGGTGCTCAAGGTTATCAAGGTCCTCAAGGTGCTACCGGTCCTCAAGGTGCTACCGGCCCTCAAGGTGCTACCGGCCCTCAAGGTGCGGCTGGAGCTGCCGGTCCGACTGGTGCTCAAGGTGCTACAGGTGCACAAGGTCCTGTTGGTCCTAAAGGTCCACAAGGTGCTACGGGTGCTCAAGGAGCAGTACAAACCGCACCACAAGGTGCTCAAGGTGCTCAAGGTGCACAAGGTCCACAAGGTGCTCAAGGCGCAAGTCCACAAGGTGCTACTGGTCCACAAGGTGCTACTGGTCCAACCGGCGCTCAAGGTGCAAGTCCACAAGGTGCTACAGGCGCACAAGGTGCTACAGGCGCACAAGGTCCTCAAGGTGCTACGGGTGCTCAAGGTTCAAGTCCTCAGGGTGCTCAAGGTGCACAAGGTCCAACTGGTCCTCAAGGTGCTCAAGGTAGTTCACCAACCGGCGCTCAAGGTGCTCAAGGTGCTACCGGTCCTCAAGGTGCTACGGGTGCTCAAGGTTCAAGTCCGCAAGGTGCTACAGGCGCACAAGGTCCTCAAGGTCCACAAGGTGCTCAAGGTAGTAGTCCTCAAGGTGCTCAAGGAGCTCAAGGTGCTACCGGTCCTCAAGGTAACCAAGGCGCTCAAGGTTCTTCACCACAAGGTGCTACAGGTGCACAAGGACCTCAAGGTTCACAAGGTGCTCAAGGTGCAAGTCCTCAAGGTGCTCAAGGTGCTCAAGGTGCTACAGGTCCGCAAGGACCACAGGGTGCTCAAGGTGCTTCACCCCAAGGTGCTCAAGGTGCTCAAGGTCCTCAAGGACCACAAGGTGCTCAAGGTAGTAGTCCTCAAGGTGCTCAAGGTGCACAAGGTCCTCAAGGACCACAAGGTGCTACGGGTGCTCAAGGTGCTTCTCCACAAGGTGCAAAAGGTAATACAGGCCCACAAGGTGCTACAGGTGCTCAAGGCGCTTCCCCAACCGGTGCTCAAGGCGCTCAAGGTCCTCAAGGACCACAAGGTGCTACGGGTGCTCAAGGTGCTTCACCCCAAGGTGCTACAGGTGCTCAAGGTGCAGTAGGTTCTCAAGGAGCTCAGGGTGCATCCCCACAAGGTGCTACTGGTCCACAAGGTGCGACTGGTCCTCAAGGTGCTCAAGGTAGTAGTCCTCAAGGTGCTCAAGGTGCACAAGGTCCTCAAGGACCACAAGGTGCTCAAGGTAGTTCTCCAACGGGAGCTCAAGGTGCTCAAGGACCTCAAGGTCCAACCGGTGCTCAAGGTGCTTCACCACAAGGTGCTCAAGGTGCTCAAGGCGCCGGCGGTGCTACGGGTGCTCAAGGTTCAAGTCCTCAAGGTGCTCAAGGTGCACAAGGTCCACAGGGTCCAACTGGCGCTCAAGGTGCTTCACCACAAGGTGCTCAAGGTGCTCAAGGTGCCGGTGGTGCTACGGGTGCTCAAGGTAGTTCTCCAACAGGTGCTCAAGGTGCACAAGGTCCACAAGGACCACAAGGTGCTCAAGGTAGTTCTCCAACGGGAGCTCAAGGTGCTCAAGGACCTCAAGGTCCAACTGGCGCTCAAGGTGCTTCACCACAAGGTGCTCAAGGTGCTCAAGGTGCCGGTGGTGCTACGGGTGCTCAAGGTTCAAGTCCTCAAGGTGCTCAAGGTGCACAAGGTCCACAAGGACCACAAGGTGCTCAAGGTAGTTCTCCAACAGGTGCTCAAGGCGCTCAAGGTCCTCAAGGACCACAAGGTGCTCAAGGTGCTTCACCCCAAGGTGCTCAAGGTGCTCAAGGTGTTGGCGGTGCTACGGGTGCTCAAGGTGCAAGTCCTCAAGGTGCAAAAGGTAATACAGGCCCACAAGGTGCTACAGGTGCTCAAGGTAGTTCACCAACCGGTGCTCAAGGTGCACAAGGTCCTCAAGGACCACAAGGTGCTCAAGGTGCTTCACCCCAAGGTGCTCAAGGTGCTCAAGGTGTTGGTGGTGCTACGGGCGCTCAAGGTGCAAGTCCTCAAGGTGCAAAAGGTAATACAGGCCCACAAGGTGCTACAGGTGCTCAAGGTGCTTCACCAACCGGTGCTCAAGGTGCTCAAGGTGCGGGTGGGGCTACCGGTGCTCAAGGTGCTTCACCCCAAGGTGCTCAAGGTGCACAAGGTCCACAAGGTCCAACTGGTTCGCAAGGTGCGTCACCAACCGGTGCTCAAGGTGCCCAAGGTGCTGGTGGTGCCACAGGTGCTCAAGGTTCAAGTCCTCAAGGTGCTCAAGGTGCACAAGGTCCACAAGGTTCTCAAGGTGCTCAAGGTTCTTTAGCTACGGGTTCTCAAGGTGCTCAGGGTGCTCAGGGCCCAACTGGCGCTCAAGGTAGTTCTCCGACTGGCGCTCAAGGTGCTCAAGGTCCTCAAGGTGCTACGGGAGCTCAAGGAGCCTCACCTCAAGGTGCTCAAGGTGCTCAAGGTCCTCAAGGACCACAAGGTGCTCAAGGTTCAAGTCCTCAAGGTGCTCAAGGTGCACAAGGTCCACAAGGACCACAAGGTGCTCAAGGTAGTTCTCCAACAGGCGCTCAAGGTGCTCAAGGACCTCAAGGTCCACAAGGCGCTCAAGGTGCTTCACCACAAGGTGCTCAAGGTGCTCAAGGTCCTCAAGGTGCTACGGGTGCTCAAGGTGCCTCACCAACGGGTGCTCAAGGTGCTCAAGGTGCTGGTGGTGCTACGGGAGCTCAAGGTGCCTCACCAACGGGTGCTCAAGGTGCCCAAGGTGCTGGTGGTGCCACGGGTGCTCAAGGTTCAAGTCCTCAAGGTGCTCAAGGTGCACAAGGCCCACAAGGTCCAACTGGCGCTCAAGGTGCTTCTCCAACGGGTGCTCAAGGTGCACAAGGTCCTCAAGGACCACAAGGTGCTCAAGGTAGTTCTCCGACTGGCGCTCAAGGTGCTCAAGGTCCTCAAGGTGCTACGGGAGCTCAAGGAGCGTCACCTCAAGGTGCTCAAGGCGCTCAAGGTGCTGGTGGTGCTACGGGCGCTCAAGGTTCTAAAGGACAAAAGGGTGAAAACGCTCTTGGTACATTAATTAGTAATGTATCTCCTGGTTTAACTTGGGATTCTACACGAGGTGTTTTGAAATTCAATAATGGTGGAAACACATACATTCTTCATATGTATGTAAGTGGTTCTTACTAATAGAAGAGATATAATATGAGCGTAAAAAACGGACAATTAGTACGATTATATGATTCATCATCAATAGTCGTAGAAAATCTTGTAAGTGGGTCATTAGTAGCGGGTGTTCAGTTACCTGGTCTTGGTTTAAACGAATCGGATTGGAAAACTTGGACTTCTACTGATATTTCTTCTACATCACTCACTTCAGCGTCAGTCCGAAAAGCATATACATTCCCAAACACTTATGATACACTTGAAATTAATGGTGGTAACATAATTGTATGGTTGTATCAAAAAATCCTTATTAAGGATGGTAGTGGTACATACAAATTTATATACGCTAATGACATTAGTGTTAATACTGACTCCTTAATCAAATTTGAAGATGGAGTCATTACTGAAGAATTAATCACTTCAGTTTATACATTACAAAATCAAACAATCACGACAATTGACATTGAAGATGTCGATGTTTACCTATTAAACAACTACATTGTACACAATCCACCTGGGTTCTCTTTGTATTTGTTCCGTGGTATGCCTGATTGTGGTCCTCCTGATTCAGGAATGAATGTCCAAGTCATTGATTGTTTTAATATAGACCCACCCGTTGCGAGCTATGTTAAATTAATGCCTGGTCCGTGTAGTGGTCCCGAATGTAATGAGGGTGAATTACCACCTAACTTATATGACCCTGAACAATGTTGGTTCGTTGAAGGATATCAACCGGAATCACCATACGATTGTGGTGCGGAAGTTATGGAATGGCATCCGAACTGCGAAGAATGTTATGGTTTAGATCCAGATACTGCTCCAGGACCCAGTGGTCCAACAGGCCCACAAGGTCCTAAAGGTGTTACGGGAGCTACTGGTCCACAAGGTGGTACGGGGTCTAAAGGTAATACAGGCCCACAAGGTGCTACTGGCCCACAAGGTGCTAATGGTCCAGCTGGGGCAACAGGCCCAACGGGCGCTCAAGGTTCTGCTCCAACAGGCCCAACGGGCGCTCAAGGTAATACCGGTTCTTCACCTCAAGGTGCTCAAGGACCTCAAGGTGTTCAAGGACCTCAAGGTGCTCAAGGACCTCAAGGTGCTCAAGGTTCTCAAGGTGCTCAAGGACCATCACCAACCGGTCCTCAAGGTGCTACCGGCCCTCAAGGCGGTACTGGTCCAACAGGTCCTCAAGGTGCTCAAGGTGCTACAGGTGCGAACGCTGCCGACTACACCATAAGTACGAGTGGTACGGTAGTCAATGTAAACCAAAATGGTAGTCCACAATTATATAATATAGACGCTCCAAACGCAAGTGGTTGGTCTACTCAGGCGTATTCTGACCAAGGTATTTCTGATGGAGCTTTAGTATCATTCAAATGTAACACAAGTACATATAAAATGATGGGTCTTAATACTGACCCAACCACAGACGCATCTTATTCTTCAATTGACTATGCTTGGTATCCACACGCCGGAAACTATGCTCAAATTTACGAAAATGGTGCGTATCGTGGTGAATTCTTTGGACCATATGAGGCGAATGCTGATATATTTTTCATCCACTACCATATAGATGGATATATTAGATACTTTGTATATGATTCTTCTACGGCTCAAACCTTTTTAGTAAGAACTGTATATGCCGGTACTGGTCTAACATTTTATTTAGATTCATCAATGTACACCGCAGGGTCAGCATTCTATGATGTTAAATTTATGCGTCATAATGGTGTACCTGCCACCGGAGCCGGTGGGGCTATCGGTAACCAAGGTCCTCAAGGTGCTGCTGGAAACAAAGGTGCTACCGGCCCTCAAGGTGCTCAAGGACCACAAGGTGCTCAAGGTGCTGCCGGTAATACAGGTCCAAAAGGTGCTACTGGTCCAATTGGTCCTCAAGGCGCTACAGGTGCTCAAGGTATTCAAGGTGCGGCTGGAAACAAAGGTGCTACCGGTAACCAAGGTGCGACTGGTCCAACTGGCCCACAAGGGGCAGCAGGTGCTACAGGCCCACAAGGTTCAACCGGCGCTCAAGGTCCACAAGGCCCACAAGGACCTCAAGGTGCAGCTGGAAACAAAGGTGCTACCGGTAACCAAGGTGCTACTGGCCCACAAGGTGCTCAAGGTTCTGCTGGTAATAAGGGAGTAACTGGTTCAACCGGTGCTCAAGGTGGTCAAGGTCCTAAAGGTTCTACTGGCGCTGTTGGTAATACAGGTCCAAAAGGTGTCACGGGTGCTACAGGTCCTCAAGGTGCTACGGGTGCAAGTGGTAACAAAGGTGTTACCGGCTCCACGGGCGCTCAAGGTGGAATTGGTGAAGATGGTAATCCTGGAGCCGCGGGTAATAAAGGTGTTACGGGTAACCAAGGTGCTACAGGTCCACAAGGTGCTACGGGCGCAAGTGGTAATAAAGGTGTTACTGGAAACCAAGGAGCTACGGGCCCTCAAGGTCCTCAAGGTGCTCAAGGCGCAGCCGGTAATACGGGCCCCCAAGGTGCTCAAGGTGACCAGGGTTCTCAAGGTGCTCAAGGTGCTGCGGGAAATACTGGCGCCCAAGGTTCAACAGGCGCTACCGGTCCTCAAGGTAACAAAGGTGTTACTGGCGCTAGTGGTAACAAGGGAAGTTTGTTTGGATATGATACTTTAAATTATGAAGTATGGTCTACTCACGCCGGAAATGGTTCTACATCACAATATTATTACTATCCAACAGATAGTAATGATTTCAATAAATTTTTTGATGCGAATTACACAAACTCCACTTTATATTCGCAGGGTATTTCTAATAGAAGCGTATTACTTGATTGGACATCATATACCACATTGACAGGTGCTGGTATCGGAGTCCCAAATGTTGGGTCATACTTCGCAGTTCAAGTATGGGGTACATTCTATCCTTCAGAAACAGGTACATATACATTCACCGCAGAATCGGATGATTCGGTTGAATTGATAATTAATAATACGGTAGTAGCTTCATTTTATGGTGGTAGGGGAACTCCTGCACTTGGAACTACTACGGGAACAATTTCACTAACTGCGAATACTGCATATTCAATACGAGTTAGAACACAAGAATATGGTGGTGGTGAAGGTTTAAGAATATATTGGAAACGACCATCCGAATCGGCCGGTGGTACTTGGTATCAACACGGATTTGAAATTGGTCGTTCAGGCAATATGGGTTCTCTTGGTTCTCAAGGTTCGGCAGGTAATACTGGCGCTCAAGGACCACAAGGTGCTCAAGGACCACAAGGTGCTCAAGGTGCTGCCGGTAATACAGGTCCAAAGGGTGTCACAGGTGCTACAGGTCCACAAGGCGCTACGGGTGCAAGTGGTAACAAAGGGGTTACCGGTTCAACGGGTGCGACCGGCCCTCAAGGTCCTCAAGGGGCTCAAGGTAATACTGGCGCAAAAGGTGTAACGGGTTCTCAAGGTGCTCAAGGTTCTCAAGGTTCTGCTGGTAATAAAGGTGTTACTGGCTCAACAGGCGCTACCGGTCCTCAAGGTAACCAAGGTGCTCAAGGTGCGACTGGTCCTAAAGGTGTAACGGGTTCTCAAGGTGCTCAAGGCGCTCAAGGTTCTGCTGGTAATAAAGGTGTTACCGGCTCAACAGGCGCTACCGGTCCTCAAGGTAACCAAGGTGCTCAAGGTAATACGGGTGCTCAAGGTTCGGTTGGTGCTACCGGTCCTCAAGGTAACCAAGGTGCTCAAGGTAATACTGGCGCAAAAGGTGTAACGGGTTCTCAAGGTGCTCAAGGTTCTCAAGGTTCTGCTGGTAATAAAGGTGTTATTGGAGTTGGTGGTGCTACTGGTCCTCAAGGTGCTCAAGGTTCTGCCGGTAATAAAGGTGTCACCGGCTCAACAGGCGCTACCGGTCCTCAAGGTAACCAAGGTGCTCAAGGTAATACGGGCGCTCAAGGTCCACAAGGTTCTCAAGGTGCTCAAGGTGCTCAAGGTTCTGCCGGTGTTACTGGTCCTCAAGGTGCTCAAGGTGACCAGGGTTCTCAAGGTGCTCAAGGTTCTGCCGGAAATAAAGGTGTTACGGGTTCAACAGGTGCTACTGGTCCGCAAGGTAATAAAGGTAACACAGGCAACACGGGCGCTCAAGGTCCACAAGGTTCTCAAGGTGCTCAAGGTGCTCAAGGTTCTGCCGGTGTTACTGGTCCTCAAGGTGCTCAAGGTGACCAGGGCTCTCAAGGTGCTCAAGGTTCTGCCGGAAATAAAGGTGTAACTGGCTCCACAGGTGCTCAAGGTGTTAAAGGTAATACCGGTGACGCAGGTAACAAAGGTGCCACGGGTAATCAGGGTGCTACTGGCCCACAAGGTGCTCAAGGTTCTGCTGGTAATAAGGGAGTAACTGGTTCTACGGGCGCTCAAGGTGCTAAAGGTGTAACGGGTTCGGCTGGTGCTACTGGTCCTAAAGGTGTAACCGGTGGTACTGGTCCTAAAGGTGTACTTGGTTCGGATGGTAACGCCGTTCGTAATCCATTCTTCTCTGATGGACAATTGGACCCTGGATATGAATCCATTTCAAATCCTACAAACATAGTAATTCCATTAGCTAACAACCCTGAAAGTGGTAGGTCTGGCTTTGTAATGGAACAAAACACTTCGGGTGGTACTAATACTGAATATGAAGTATACATATCGGAAGGTATTCAACCATCAACACAATACACTTGTGAATTGTGGGTTGCTATTACTCCTGATTGGATTGGAAACACCGGTATGTTCCATATGAGAATGTTTGCTAATAATACCGCAAACAATGTCGCTACTGGCTATGAAACTGGAACATTAATTTCTTCATATCAATTATACCACGCAGAATTAGGACAAACGCTTACTTGGGAAAGAAGAAAATATACAATCACATCTCCGGCGGATTCAAATGGTACATTCAGTTGGTATGTGGGATACACCCCTGGTGGTAGTACCCCAGGTGCACGATATGTAACAGGTCTTTCCATTGTTAAAAATACAACCCACATTAGTGGTGCTGGTGGTGGACAAGGTAACCAAGGTCCTCAAGGTGCAAGTGGTAACAAGGGTATAACTGGTTCAGGTGGTGCTACGGGTGCTCAAGGTGCTAAAGGTAATTCGGGCGCAACCGGTGCTCAAGGTTCGGTTGGTGCTACTGGTCCTCAAGGTAACCAAGGCGCTCAAGGTAATACGGGTGCAAAAGGTGTAACCGGTGCCACAGGCCCCCAAGGTAATACTGGCGCTCAAGGTAATACGGGTGCTCAAGGTTCGACAGGTGGTACTGGTCCTCAAGGTAATACTGGCGCTCAAGGTAATACGGGTGCTCAAGGTTCGACAGGTGGTACTGGTCCTAAAGGTGTTACTGGTGCCGTTGGTAACAAAGGTGTAACCGGCTCAATTGGTTCTCAAGGTTCTCAAGGTTCTCAAGGCGCCGTGGGTAACAAAGGTGTTACTGGTTCCGTGGGTGCTCAAGGTGTTAAAGGTAATACTGGCGCAGATGGTAATAAAGGAGCTACTGGTTCAACGGGTGCTACGGGCCCTCAAGGTAACCAAGGTGCTCAAGGTAATAAGGGAGCTACCGGTTCAACGGGTGCTACGGGCCCTCAAGGTAACCAAGGTGCTCAAGGTAATAAGGGAGCTACCGGTTCAACGGGCGCTACTGGCCCTAAAGGTAATACCGGTGCTGCTGGTGATACCGGCCCTAAAGGTAACCAAGGTCATAGTGGTAGCGCCGGCGCTCAAGGTGTTGGTGGTGGTTCTGGTGAAAAGGGTAATATCCTCGCCGGTGGATACTTTGAGTGGAACAACTCTTTGAACAAACTTACATTCAAAAAACACGGATATCAAAGCGGTGATAAAATTTGGATTGTAGAAACTTACATTAGTGGTTCTTATTAACATTCAGTTCTATATTTATAGTAAACTGAATTGTTATGGATAAGAAATTTACATTTGATAGGAACTCACATCGTAGTGATGTAAACTACACGGACTATTATTGGTTCAAAGAAGGATTCGCTCCAGAAGAATTGGTAAAAATTGAGGAGATGACTCTTCAATTACCATTTGAGGTTGCAGCTACCGGTCAAGATGACCGCTCTAAAGTTTCAAATTATAGAAAATCACAAGTTAAGTGGTGCCCACAAAACGAAGAGTGGGAGTGGGTTTATCGTAAACTTCACAATATGATTGTTGAAGCAAATGATATTATGTGGAAGTTGGATTTATCAACAATGAACGAACAAATCCAATACACCGAATACTATGAAGGTGGTGGTCATTACGACTGGCATATGGATTGTGGTATTGGCATTCAAAATCAAAGGAAGATTTCAGTAACAGTTCAACTATCATCGCCTGAAGAATATGAGGGTGGTGATTTAGAATTTAATATCGGACAACATTTGGTAGCAACACGACACCAAGGCGCCGCTGTGATTTTCCCATCATTTTATTTACATAGAGTAACGCCTGTAACCAAAGGAACTCGCAAATCGTTTGTACTTTGGGTGGGGGGAGAACCTTATAGATAATATGAAGACAAGTTTACCAACTGCTCTTATTTATGGATGGGATAGGTTCGGTGAGATTAGAATTCAGTCCGATATCTACTGGGAAGAAGGTTTACACGAAGATGTAATCTTATATTCATATGAGAGTTCGGTGGATTTTAAGTCCCATTTGGCAATTCACCGACCTGATATCATTATAACCATTGGAAACCATTTTGTTGAGGTCAACGAAATGGTAAATCACATTATGGTTAGTAGTAAGTTACGAACTTACGATGAAATCATACCTGATAACATATTAGCTAACGATGTGGTGTGTCAATCTACCTTTTGGGCTTGTAAATCACAAAAAGAGGTCTATGGTAATGATGAAACACCCATTCTATCAGTATTCACACCAACTTATAAGACAAACGAACGAATATTCAGAACATATGAGTCGTTGAAGAACCAAACTTACCCAAATTGGGAATGGGTTGTGGTTGATGATTCACCCGAGGGTGATTATCGTACTTGGGAGTATCTGAAGGAAATTGCAAGTACGGATTATAGAGTAAATATCCATCGTATGACCCCAAATTCAAGTGGTAATGTTGGTGAGGTAAAACATAGAGCTGCTATGTTATCGAATGGGGAGTGGCTATTTGAATTAGACCACGATGATGTCCTTATATCCACTTGTTTGGAAGATGTTTTAAACGCAACTAAACAATATCCAGATGCTGGATTTGTATATACGGATGTAACCGAGGTATATGAAGATGGCACACCACGACAATATGGTCGTATTGGTGATGATTGGTATGGTCACCCTGAAAACTTCTTCGATTGGGGATATGCTGGTCACACTTGGGAAGAATTTGACGGAGTTACTTGGTTAACTCATCACTATCCCGACATCAACCCCAAATCCATTAGATTTAATATTGGAATGCCGAATCATTGTAGAATTTGGCATCGTGATACTTATCATAAAATTAGAGGACATAGTAGAAACATTTCAGTAGCGGATGATTATGAGTTGATTGTTAAAACATTCCTTGAAACTCGTATGATTCACCTAAAAAAAATGTTATATGTACAATACAATAATAGAAATTCCACGGTTGACAATAACTCTACTGATATTAATCGTAGAGCCAGGTTAATCAAGGACTATTATGACCCATTTATTCACCAACGAATCCTTGAACTTGGAAAAGAAGATTGGTCTTGGAACGAAGAAGAGGGTAGAGCTCATCGGCTTCAAAATTGGATGGATAGAACAAGATACTATGAAAGAGAACAAGTTTTAAATTACATTGTGGAGTCAAAATGAGAGTATTAATATACACAGGTTATCAAAAATTACCATTCAACAAAAACACTTGGTTAGAGTTGGGTGCGGGTGGTACTGAATATTCAGTTATTAAACTTGCTGACTATTTGTTTGCAGAAGGTCACGATGTTATTGTGAGTGGTGAAGTTATTTCTGACAATTGCGATGGGGTACTTTACCAACACATTACCGAACTTGAAGAAAACCAACATTTTGATGTTGTAATCGCTACGGCTTATATTCACTACATTCCATTATTAGAATCGTTAAATGTCACCTACGATAAATCGTTTTTTTGGATTCACAACGAAGAGTTTTATCCGTGGTACAATGGTGAAGAACTTCCAAACAAGGGAATGGATTATCTAACCGATAGTCGAATTACATCAGTCGTTGCGGTTTCAAATTATCACAAAACTTTATTGATAAAAACTTATCCTGAAATTGAAAACAAAATTGTTGTAATTGAAAACGCAATAGACCCATATGACTGGCAAAATATAGACACCCCTCGTTATGAAAATAAATTCATATACACATCTGCTCCTGATAGAGGGTTAAAAGAACTATTGGAAATCTGGCCTCAAATCTTGGAAATGATTCCAAACGCAAGTTTGTGGGTCGCTACTCCGCCATACGCTTTAGATTGGTATGAGGATTATAAGGGGTTATATGATGGGGTTCATTTTTTAGATAACTTATCTCCAACTGAACTCTACACCCAAATTAAATCTTCAGAGTATTGGATTTACCCATCACAATACATTGAAACTTATTGTATCACTGCTCTTGAAATGATGTATGGTGGTGTTAAGATTGTTTCTACTGATACTGGAAACTTGATGAATTTATTGTTAGGTAATGCGGCTATTGTATCGACAATATCCGATACTGAACTTTTAAAAAATAGAATTTTAGAAAAATTCAAATATCTTTATAATAACAAAACCCTACAAGTAGTAAATCAGAATACCTCATATGAATATGCAAAAAATCAAACTTGGCCAATTCGTATTGAAGATTGGGTAAACCTACTTGAAACTGGTGGAAAACTTCATCCTGAATTATACACTTATTTTGAAGACCCTCAAGCTTGGATTGAACGATTTATCACATATTCAGCACGAACCAAAGAATGGGAATTGATTACGGATGAACCATTTGATAATTGTTTTTCATTCCCTCTTTTTACGGAAGAGTTTTGTAAGATGATTAGGGAGGAGGCTGAACATTGTAGGTGTTGGACTACTGATAGACACGACAATTACCCAACTACCGATATGGTGTTGGATGTGATTGGATTACACGATACCTATATGGAAATCCTTCGATTGTTTGTAATGCCATTCTCGATTTATATGTGGGCGTTGGAAGGTCGAGGTTGGGATGATATGCAGAGTGAAAACTTCCTTGCAAAATATGTCCCATCTGCTCAAGGTCACCTATCAATCCATCACGACTCATCGGACATCACTTGTCTGATTCAACTTTCAGACCTCGATGAATATGAAGGTGGTGGTACTTGGTTTAGAAGACAAAAGAAATTGATAAAGAATCCAATTGGTTATGCTACCATTCACCCTGGCAACATCACTCACAAACACGGAGCTAGGGCAGTAACAAAGGGTACGAGGTATATTATTGTTTCATTTATGAAAAACTTGGAAAGGTAAACCTCATACTATTTATATAGTGAGATAATAGTATAGGAGTTTAAATGGCAGTTAACATTCCAATTTGGCCTGGTTCGGGCTCATTTACAGCCGGAACATCTACCCCATTCGGATTTTTTGATTCTGAAGCACAATTCGCGTCAGACGCTCCGAAGGTAGCTGATTGGTGCGCTAAGCGTTTGGGATACCCAATCGTAGATATTGAATTGCAAGACATCAACTTCTTCACTTGTTTTGAAGAAGCAACCAATGAATACTCATCACAAGTAAATCAGTATAGAGCCAAAGAGAATATGTTATCTCTTCAAGGTTCTGATTTGAATTTGGATTTGAGAGATACACAAATTAACGCTAATATGGCGGGTGTTGTAAACATTGCCAAAGATTATGGTACTGAAGCATTAAGTGGTGGTCGTGTTACTGTCTACACTGGTTCATTTGAAATGGCGTCTGGTCAACAAATTTATGACCTTGGTGATGGTAATGTTGTAAATTTGGAAAGTGGTTCGGTTACTGATGGTGTGACTATTCGTAGATTCTATCACTACCAACCACCCGCAATTATCAGATACTTTGACCCATTTGTAGGTACGGGTATGGGTTCTCAACAAATGTTAAATACATTCGGTTGGGGAGCATATTCGCCTGGTGTATCATTTATGATGCAACCAATGTTTGATGACCTTCTTCGTTTACAAGCGATTGAGTTCAACGACCTTATTCGTAAATCATCATATGGATTTCATATTGATGGAACGCGTGTTAGATTGTTTCCAATCCCATCAACATCAGACGCCGGTACAAAAGTTCACTTTGAATACACATTGGACTCTGAAACAAACTCACCTATTGCAAAATCAAATGTGGTGAGTGACCTTTCAAATGTTCCTTTTCAAAGATTACAATACACTTCGATTAATTCTGCCGGAAAACAATGGATTGCCAGATACACGCTTGCTCTTGCTAAAGAAATGTTAGGAGCGGTGCGTGCTAAATTCTCATCAATTCCTATTCCAGGTTCTGATGTAACTTTGGATGGGGCTGACCTTCGTAACGAAGCATCTGCTGAAAAAGAAAACTTATTGACCGAGTTAAAAGAGGTGTTGGAGGCAACATCTCGTAGAGCTCAAATGGAAGCAAAAAGAGATGAGGCCGACTTTTTAGAATCAACTCTTGCTAAAGTTCCAAGACCAATTTATATAGGATAATAAAATGGCACTATTTGGTGGACAACGAGATATGTCTTTATTCAGAACCTTGAATAAGGAACTCATCAATGATATCATTGATACGGAAGTGTATTATTATATGTTATCAGTTGAAAGTACCAAATCAAATTTATATGGTGAGGGTAAGGACAAGATTTACAAACAACCTGTAAAAGTTCCTGCGTTATTTGAGTATGTTCAAGCTACTCAAATCTCTGATGACTTTGGTCAGTCGTATACTCGTGAAGTAACCTTTAATTTCTTAAAAGATAATCTGATTGATAGGGGTATTGTTCCTGAAATTGGCGATGTGGTTTGGTATAACGACACTTATTTCTTGATTGATACTCACTACGAAAGACAATTCTTTGCCGGTAAAAATCCATCTACTTGGGATGGTGGTGATACTCAAGGTTACTCAATTTCTATTATTTGTGATTCACACGCAACAAGATTGACTACCCTTAACTTGGAAGATACTTACTATGGTAATTCAAATCAGAATAATAACTCTATACCAATGGGATTGTAATGGCTAACAAGTATAGAAATACCGATAATACAAAACCAACCCTTACTCAAACTCAATCATCTACTACACAAGATGTAAAGTTGAATAAGGCAAAGCAAGTTCGTAGAGACCAGGATAATGTAAAGAACATTTCAGTCGGTATTTACGATGTTGATTCTGCGTTTAAGGATTTCTTGGAAAAGGATGTTAGACCAACAGTAGAAGCTGATGGTAGATTCATTCCTGTTCCTGTTATTTACGCATCGCCCGAAAAGTGGGTAGCTGCCCAACAAAGAGGGTATATGCAAGATGATAATGGTATGTTATTAGTACCGGTTATCTCATTTAAAAGAAATAATCTTTCAATCAACACGGAATTATCCAAGTTAAAGGTGGCTGAAAACGAAGATGCTCACCAAATGTTTGAACGAAAGTATACAAAGGCAAATAGATACGACCAATTTTCAATTTTAACGGACCAACAACCTGTTAGAGAGTTTATGTCGGTTGAAAGACCTGATTATGTAAACTTGGAATACGAAGTTGTAGTTTGGTGTGACTATATGGAACAAGTCAATAAGATTGTTGAACAAATTATCTATTTCCAAGGTCGTTCCTTTGGTGAAAGGTACAAATTTGTAATTAAAGCTGATTCTTATGGATTTGAAACAACCGCATTGGTAAACGAAGACAGAATCACAAGAGCCAACATTACCTTGACCGCAAAAGCATACATTGTTCCAGAATATGTGGGTATGGTTAACAATACCAAGAGAAGATTTTCAGTTGGTAAGGTATCTTGGGGAAATTCTCCAAAATTAAGCAGTAATGATACCCCTACTAAAAGTGGTAATGAATAAATTTTACATATTTATACTGTAAACAAACTAATACAAGTGTTATGGAAGAAAAATTAGTAAAGCAATTTACAGAACAAGAAGTCACCGAGATACGAGAACTTCAACAACGGGTATTGACAATCATTTCTCGAATCGGAGAAGTTGAATTAAATATCCAAGAGTTGGAATCCACCTTTCAAGAGTTAAAAAATGAAAAAGCCACATTGATTAACGCTTATGGAGAAATTAGAGTTCAAGAATCTGAATTAGGTAAACGATTACGAGAGAAATATGGGGATGGTGAATACGATATTGAAACAAATACCTTTACTCCCAACAAATAACTATCCGTTTCCCTAATTTTTGGTGTATTTATTATAAGGAAAACCAAATTTTGAATTTAGGAGAAATATAATGGCTGAAAGAATTGTTAGTCCAGGCGTCTTCACAAGAGAAAAAGACCTCTCTTTCTTACCCGCAGGTATTGCAGAGATTGGTGCGGCTCTTATCGGACAAACTATCAAAGGTCCTGCTTTTGTTCCAACAAAAGTGGAATCATTTAACGAATTTACACAACACTTCGGTGGTTTAACTGAAGATTCATACCTTCCATACACAGCACAAGCTTATTTGGAAGATGCTGGGTCTGCTACCATCGTTAGAGTTTTAGGTGCAAGTGGTTATACATTAACCAAGCCCGTAGCATTAGTATTATCATCATCTGCCGGTCAGTATGTTGGTGCTGTATTACACCCAACTACACAAACAAATGGTGGTGACTTTAGTGGTTCTTTAGTAACCGATAACACTACTGGTGATACTTTAGTCGTATCGGCTTCTAACTTCTCATTAGAGATTAAAGGTGATTCGGTAACTTCTACAACAATTACCGCTTCATTAGACCCATCATCTGCTAACTACTTAACAAAGCAGTATGGATACGCTCCTAAATCTTCAAAAGCAGCTTACACTTTCTTGAACTTCTCTACCTTCCAATCAGCATCTTTTGCTACTGGTGAGGTTGTTTTGGTTCAAACCGCTTCTTTTGTTAACACATCATACGCTCAAGCATATCAACACGCTTCAACTCCTTGGATTAAGTCCCAAAAAGTTGGTGGTGTTGCTACTGACTTGTTCAGATTCCATACTCTTTCTCACGGAACTGCTACAAACTATGAGTTCAAAGTAGGTATCCGTGATATCAAACCAGCATCTGAAGTTCCTGGTTCTGAATATGGTACATTCTCTGTTGTAGTTCGTAGAGTAGACACTTCTAAAGTTCCTAATTCAATCTATGGTCAAAGTGTTCAAGACGCTGACACACGACCTGCCATTGTAGAAGAGTTTACAGGTCTTAACCTTGACCCTAATTCTCCAAACTATATTAAGAGAGTAATCGGTGACAAATACATCACTGTTGACGCTAATGGTAAATTAACATCAAATGGTGACTACGCCAATGGTTCAGTACATATTCGTGTTGAGGTTGACTCAAATGTTGACGCAGGTTCAATTGATTCAACACTTGTTCCTTTTGGATTCAACGCATTGACTTCACCATTACAATCAGGATACGCTTTACCAAGTCCTTCATATGTGGTATCTCAATCAATCTCAAGTGAGTACAATAAGAGAGTTTATTTGGGTTACAACTTTGATTTTTCCGCTACGGATAACTTAAACTACTTGATGCCAGTACCAACTACTGCTACTGAAGAAGTAGGTTCTGACTTTGATTTGGCTGATTGTGAATCTAATGGTTCTCCAATCACACTAACTTCAGACATTGATGCTAAGAAATTTATCGTACCTTTCCAAGGTGGTTTTGATGGATGGGAGCCAAACCGAGTTGTTAATGTAGGTAACGCAATTGTTGCTGGTAATACTCAAGGTTTGGATTGTTCTTCCGCTACCGCCGCAGGTACGGTTGCTATGAGAAAAGCTATCAACGCTATCTCTAATCCTGATGAGTTCGACATCAATATGGTTGTAACTCCTGGTATCATCAATAGATTACACTCTTCAGTTACTACATACGCTAAAGATATGTGTGAAGATAGACAAGATTGTTTCTATGTGATGGATGGGGGTGCTTACTCCGACTCAATCTCCGTTGTAGTTAACTCTTTGAGTTCATTTGACTCTAACTATGTTGCTACTTACCACCCTTGGGTTAAAATCCTTGATACTGACAAGAACAAACCTGTCTGGGTTCCACCTTCAGTAGTTCTTCCTGGCGTAATTGCTTTCAACGATTCAGTTGCTGCTGAATGGTACGCTCCTGCCGGTTTGAATCGTGGTGGTTTGTCAAATGTTATCGAAGTTAAAACTCGTTTGACTCACGAAGAAAGAGATACACTCTACACTAATAGAATCAACCCAATCGCAACCTTCCCTGGTCAAGGTGCTACTGTATTCGGTCAAAAGACCCTACAAGCTAAACCTTCCGCTTTGGATAGAATCAATGTTCGCAGATTGATGATTGCTGTTAAGAAGTATATCGCTTCTTCTACAAGATACTTGGTGTTCGAAAACAACACCGCTGCTACAAGAAACCGCTTCTTGGCAATCGTAAACCCATACTTGGAATCAATCCAACAAAGAAATGGTCTTTACGCTTTCAAAGTGGTAATGGATGACACTAACAATACTCCTGATGTAATCGATAGAAACATTATGGTAGGTGAGATTTGGTTACAACCAGCCAAAACTGCTGAATTCATCATCGTTGACTTCAACATCTTACCAACCGGCGCTGCATTCCCAGGGGCATAAATTAAAGAAACTACTATTTATTAGAAAGACAATAGGAGATATAAATGGCACAATTACTTGACCCAAATGAAATTATGTTCACCAACTTTGAACCTAAAATGTCAAATAGGTTCATTATGTACATCGAGGGAATCCCCGCGTACTTGGTGAAAACAGCCGCCAGACCTGAAATTACAAATGGTAAGGTGACTATTGACCACATCAACACCCGTAGATATGTTAAGGGTCGTTCTGAATGGTCTGATATCACTGTAACTCTTTATGACGCAGTTGTTCCTTCAGCTGCTCAAGCAGTAATGGAATGGGTTCGTTTACACCACGAATCAGTAACCGGTCGTGATGGATACTCTGATTTCTACAAAAAAGACATCGTATTCAACAGTTTGGGTCCTGTTGGTGATAAAGTAGAAGAGTGGACATTGAAAGGTGCTTTCATTCAGACCGCTAAGTTCTCTGATATGGACTACACCGGCGAAGACCTTGCTACAGTTGATTTGACACTTACTTACGATTACGCTATCTTACAATACTAAAATACGGATTGTAATAATAATTGGAAAATGAGAACCCCCACTTTTTGTGGGGGTTTTTTTGTATTAAAAAGTTTTATTTCCATATTTATATGAGGTTAACCAATTAAAGGAGAAATATATGATTAATTTTGTTAGAAGCATTGACACTAATGTTGTTGAATACGCAAACGGCGTAGGTTCATTCGTAGACGCAGGTGAAGAACATTTCACTATTGACGCAGCTACACCAGAATGGGGTCTTCCCAATCCAGGTTGGGACAAAGGTTCAAGAGAGGGTATCTCAATTGAAATCGAACTTCCTGAAGGGTTTGTTGTTGGTACATCTAAATTAGTAGGTACTGAAGGAAATTATTCTATCGAATTATCCTAATCTAAAAAAATAATAAGTTATGGTAGATTTACAAGATGACTACAAAGGGATGTCGGATAAAGACATCGCCTCACAAATTAGGGCACAACACGAAGTTCAACAAATTCGTGATTACAAATTCCCTACCGAAATTATTGAATTACCATCGAGGGGGCTTGTCTATTCAAAGGACAATCCCCTTTCGACTGGTAAAGTTGAAATGAAATATATGACTGCAAAAGAGGAAGATATCCTTACAACTCAATCATATATTAAGGATGGGTCAGTTCTTGACCGATTATTCCAATCTCTTATTGTAGGTAATGGTGAAGGTCAATCAATCAAATATGTTGATTTGGTTACTGGTGATAAGAACGCCATTATGATTGCTGCAAGAATTTTGGGATATGGTAAAGATTATGAAGTAGAGATTCAAGACCCATTTTCGAACAACAAACAAAAAGAAACTATCGACCTTACTCAATTTGAGAACAAGGAATATGATGGTTCTAATCAAGTGGAACTTCACAAGAACGAATTTGAGTTCACGCTCCCATCATCAGGTCGTAAAATTACATTTATGGCTATGAGTGAATCTAAAGAAAGAAAAGTTAAACACGAGGTTGAAGAACTCAAGAAGGCGAATCGTAAATTAAAAGATGAAACCTCGCGAGAACTAACTACTCGTATGAAAACTATGATTCTATCAGTAGATGGTGATACTGACCAAAAGACAATTAATCACTTTGTTGATAACGAGCTATTTGCAGTTGATTCAAAAGCCCTCCGTGGTTATATCAACCAAGTAGTTCCTGATATTGACTTAACTTGGGAGTTTGTTTCAGAAGAAACCGGGGAAAGGAGGGAGATGCTACTGCCTATGGATACTGGCTTTTTTTGGCCTCAATCTTGATTATAGGAAGCATCTTCACGCTCACATTTTTGATTTAATTTACCACGGAAATGGTGGATTTACTTTTTCGGATGTTTACAATATGCCTGTATGGGCTAGAAAGTTCTATATTGGAAAGATTATAGAATTTAAACAAGAAGAAAAGAAGGCTCACGATAAAGAAGCCGCTAAAGTTCGTAGTAAAATAAGGAAATAAGGAATACCCAACACATTTGTTGGGTATTTCTATATTTATACTATATGGAGTTCAAATATGGTACCAGTAAAAGAATCTAAATTAAGGGAAACTTTAAAAGCCAAAGGGATTGATGAGGGTTTCATCGATGGACTTATTGGTATTATTCAGCAACGCAAGGTAGATAAGAAATCTAAAGAATTAACAAGTAAACTAAAGAAAACTCGTGATAGTTTACGAGATGAGTTTATTAAATTCTATGGTAGTTACGATGCCATTCCAGCTAGCGTTAAGAAGGTAATTGAAAAGTAAGGGTATAGAATATGGCTTCTTCTGCTGATGAAACTAAAAGAATGAGAGATGCGGCGCTTGAAGCTAGAGATAACTTTCAAGCCATATCTGATATTTTGTCTAAAAATCTTGCCACTACAAAGGCATCTGCTGATATTATGGGGCAGATTACAAAGAACTTAAAGGGACAAATTTCATTAGAAGACCAAATATCGATTCTTGAACAAGAAAAGAACGATTATCTTGAAGAAGCTCTTAAAACTGGTAAGATAATTAATGAAGACCTTGTAAAACGATTGGATTTGTCACTTGACCTTCTAAAAAAGGAAAAAGAACGAAAAGAAGTTGAACAAGAAATTAAAGACCTTGGTAAAGATTTTAAGGATTCTCTACTTGGGTCAGTAGGATTATCATCCGATATGCTTAAAAATGGTATTGCGTTTGGTATTGGTATGGCAGTAGCCAAAAAAGCTACCGAAATGATATCATCCGCATTTGAGTCAACCGTGGGTCTTGCTAAAGACCTATACACTCAAACAGGTGCTACTGCTGCCGAATCTGCTCGTTTAGCCGGAAACACTATGAGTGCTATGCTTTCTATGGAGGGTCTTTTGTATGGTGGTGAGGCGTTAGCACAAGCTGCCAAAGACGCTTCTGATTATTATGGTAGTACCAAAGTTGTAACTGCTGATATGCAGAAAAACATCACAAAGTTAAGTGCTATGGGTGTTGATGGTGCTGCTCAAATGAATTCAATTTTTGAATCGGCGTCTGGTAATGCTGGTGATTTGACCAATGAAATTCAAGCGATGGCTCAAGACGCGGGTGTAAATGCGAGTGAGGTATTCAAGGAGATGGAAGGTAGTATGGTTTCTATGGTTGGTAAATCCAAAGAGGAACTTAAATATCTTGCTGAAAAAACAGTACAACTCAAAAAACAAGGTATGAGTGTGAAAATGATGGATGAGATGTCAGCAAATATGTTGGACATTGAAACTTCATTAAGAGCTCAAACCAAAGCTCGTGCGTTTGGTATGAGTGAGATGATGGGTGATACCGAAAAAATGCGTCAAGCTGCTATGGAAATGAACTATGGTGATAAAGCCAAAGGTATGGAAATGATGGCCGATGCTATGAAAGAAGCTGGACTTACATCAGACAAGCTTGGAAATATGGGTGCAAAACAAGTTGAGATATTAGCTCAAAGTTATGGCACATCAGCAGAACAACTCACCGAGATGGTTCAGAAACAAGAAGAGTTGGACAAGATAATGAAGGAAACTGGCGTATCTACTACCGCAGAAGCAATTGCTATCCAAGAACAAGAGGCCGCTCAAAAAGCTATGTTTGACCAAATTAAACAAGGTGCTTTATCATCTCTTCCACTTTTAGCCCAAATGGTTGGTCAATATCTTATGATGAAAACTTTATCAAAAAGTGTTGGTGGAGCCGCGGGCGGTGCAGGTGGTGGTAAAGGTGGTGGCGGTGCTATGGGTGGTATAACTGACGCTATTGGTAAGATGGATATGGGTAAGGTTATACAAGGAGCCGCTGCGTTAGTAATTGTGGCTGCTGCTGTATTCGTATTTGCTAAAGCCGTTCAAGAATTTATGGTGGTATCGTGGGAAGCGGTTGGAATGGCTGTTGTATCGATGTTAGCACTTGTTGGTGCTCTTGCTCTTGTTGGTGCTATTATGATGAGTGGTGTAGGTGCTGTTGCTATTCTCGCCGGTGCCGCCGCAATGTTAGTAATCGCCGCTGCTATGTTCGTGTTGGGTAAAGCTATCCAAGAAATAGCCAAAGGTTTTGAGATGATGGGTGCTTTAACTGAAAACTTGGTAGCATTGGTATTGATTGCTCCTGGTCTAATTGCACTCGCTGGTATATTTGGTCTTCTTGGTATAGGTTTAATCGCTATGAGTGTAGGTCTTGCCGCAGTAACCCTTTTCTTACCAACAATTATGGTTCTTGGAATGATGTTACCACTAATCGCAAGTGCTCTTGGCTTTGGTGGGGGTGAATCCGAATCATCTTCAACCGGTGGTGGAACTACTTCAGACCCATTATTAGAAGAAATTAGAGGTCTTCGTTCAGACATACAAAATCAACCTGTTCAAATAGTTATTGATGATAAGGTAGTTTCTACAATCAATAAGAAAAATAGTAGAATGCAAGGTTATAGAAACCAATTCAAATAAGGAAACCTAAATGGCGTTAAAGGATTTAAAATCTGACCTTTCTAAATTTAGAAGACCTGTTGAGAAACCGCTTGTAGAACAAAAACGAGTGGAAGTACCAAAGTCGACTAATCAAACTCCACTATCTCAATTTGTGGACTCAACTCCAGCTGCGCCAAAATCAAACCTTACGACACCTAAACAAGGAGTTACCCCAAACAAGTTCGACAACTCATCCAATTTCTTGGGTGAAACAACTCCAAATAAGTTTGATAACACATCGAACTATTTGGGTGAAACTACACCAACAAAGATGTCCCTAAAAGAAAGATTCTTGGGACAAACCGAACCAAAGGTAGTTGAACAAGGGGATAAATTCAAAGGTGAAACCGAAACAAAAGATATTACTCAAGGAGATAGATATAAGGGTGAAACGACTCCTCAAGGATACTCCAATGCGGAAAAGTTCAAAGGAGAAACCACCCCAAACGAGTTCAAGTTCGTAAAACAATTCTTGGGTGAAACAAATCCTACTAAATCAAACCTATCTGCTCAATTCTTGGGTGAAACGAATACAACGAATATAACTCAAGGTGATAAGTTTAAAGGTGAAACTGACCCTACCTTAATTACATATGACCCTAACCTTGAGAAGCAGGGAAAAGACCCTAAATTTGTTGATTTCTTCTCTAACGAAGACGCGTGGGGATTTAGTCCATTACAAAAACATAAATCACCTTCTAAATTCAGAGGTGTAGACCCCACACAAACTAATTTTGATGGTACTACCTCATTATATGGTTTAAATACTCCAAAAAAGTATAATGAACAATCTAAAGTCACAAAATTAAATTCTAAATTTGATTTTACAACTGCTGTAAACTATAATGTGACCCGTGACTTGGATAATGGTCTTAAAAAGTCATATACAAACAAAGTTTTAAAGAAAGAATACAATAGATTCAATCTTAAAGAAGATTCTCCAAATAATTGGTTTATTAAACATCCACTTATTCTCACAGGCATCCAAACCAAAAAAGGTGAACCATTTAATTATGGTATTGGTGGATTGTCGTTTATTAGAGGTGGTGCTGTAACCTCAACAACTCGTGCCGCGTTTGATACCGCCAGAATCGCTCAAATGATTCTAACACCACGGGGTCTTATTTGGGGATTAAAACAAATTGGAATGCAGAGAACCAATACATATGGTAAAGCGTGGACTCCAATTAATCTTCTTGCTAATGTTTTGAGCCAACATATTGGTTTAAGATGGGATAGGCCTGGAATTATACCAATTGGTGATGAATCTTGGAAATATGGTTTTAAGATGCGTGTTATCAAGGTTGCTGAAAAGACAAGCAAAATCGCAGGATTGCTTGCTCAAAAATCTACCGAGGTTGAGGGTATATCATACCTTTATAACAATAAATTAAAACTTGGAGTTGGTCGTACTCTTAAAGAACAAAAAGGTGGTCCTGATTCATTCTATGGAATTGGAAAAACCTTCACAACACAATATGTAGATACTTTCCAAAACGATGGTAAAGATTGGGGTGATTCTCAAGCGGGTAGAGCTGTTGATGTTGGTGGTGGGTGGTCATCTTGGAAAGCATTTGAACAAAAATATGACCCGTTCAAAAAGAATTTTAAAACATACACCGAATCTCTACCCGATGACAACGAAGGTAACCTATCATATCAGACCGAAGAAAACTCACCGATTCCAATTGATACCAAATTTAAACAACGAGGGTTATATGAATCTGATGGGTTGATTAAAGGTCAAGCTGATATTGCCGATTACGAAGCAATCTCTTATGCTAAAATAGCTAAGCGTGCTAATGACCCTATGACTACAAATCCAACCGATTTTAGAGAATTGTATCCTGGTACATTAAAAGACCCATTATCCGGTCAAGGTGGGAAGTATGGTTATAAAAAAGCCGGAATCGGTAGTCGTTATAAATTAAGTTCACCTCTACCTGGTACTCAAAAAACTTTTGCAAATATGTTTGGTGCTTCTTCAGTATTACATCGTGATAGTGGGGATGAAATAAATAAACAGGTTTATAGTTCCGACATTAAATCTGACTTTGTAACTTTGTATTTTAGAAAAAATTCACCAACTGCTCAGATATTACAATTCAGAAGTACTGTTAGTGGTATTACTGAAACATTCTCACCTTCGTGGAATGGTGTGAAATATCCAGGTCGTGCGGATAAGACATATATGTACGAGGAGTTTGAAAGAACACTTTCATTTAATTTTAAAGTATATGCCGAATCTCGTGGTGATATGCAAAATATGTGGAATAAGTTAGATGAACTATCGAGAATGGCGTATCCAATTCATAGTAGTAATACTTATACAGGTTACCTTGTTTATTTTAGATTGGGTGATTTATATAACAATGTTGCATCATTTATAACTTCGTTGAGTTACACCATACCTGATGATTTACCTTGGGATACCAATCAAGATGGTGCTTTGGGTGAATTACCTATGGGTGCTGATGTAAATATTAGTTTGACTCTATTACCCAATGGTAGTGTGTATAATGGTAGTAGTAAAGAATATTCATTTAAGTAAAAATTATGGAACGATACAAAGATATAAAAGTTTTAAAAGACAAGAACGGAAAACGATTTTTGTCAACCACTTTATTACCGGTCATCGAACCAACTGAAAATGATGTATACATCACAGGTCAGATTGGTGATAGATTGGACAATCTTGCGTTCAAATACTATGGTAATTCTACTTTTTGGTGGGTAATTGCTAGAGCAAATAATATTGGTAAAGGTGATTTAGTAGTTCCACTTGGAAAACAAATACGAATTCCAGACCCATCCTCTATATTTACATTTGAAGAGGAGTATTACAATCTCAACAGAGAGGAATAAGTTATGGGGTTATTTGACGCAGGTACAGTTACTTGGCCATCCGGTCCGGCAAATTCAAAACAAACAAACTATCAACGAAGAGCGTATGGTAGTGTTACTTGTACGGGAAATGCTAAATTTGGATGTTCTGGTGGTAAAACTCTTTCTTTTTATAGTGCGGCCGACCCAAAGGTACAACGAGGTGGTAGATATGCTCCCGTATCTCATTTAACTTCATTGACTACAAAAAACCACGGTGGTGGTGATATGTCAGAAGCCGCTCTTTGGGAAATTGAATTTCAATATAATGTTTATGATAAAAGTGAGTTGGACTCGTTAGCCACCTCGTTTATGATTCCGGGTTCTCTTTTAACAGTCAAACTTGGATGGAATACCGGTGGTTCTTGGTCAGTAACCGATGCGGAAGTATTTGATTTTAGTTGGAGTTATAATGTAGATGATGGTAGTTGGAGTTGTACCTGTAAAGCATTGGGTTCAAATGCGGGTTCGGCTGGTGGTATTTTTATACCTACTTCGGCAACCGTTAACGAAGTTAAAGATGCCGATGGTACAACACGAGTCGGTTATACTCTATTTGCAGGAGTGGATATTACGGCCCAAAAGGTCTTGGGAGTTAATCGAGATAAAGATGGTAAACTCACAGGCGCAGGCCTTCCCTCAAAAGATGGTAGTGCTAAACAAGTAAATAATTATGGTATTATTAATGCATTTGTGGAGTCAGGTTGGTTTTCAGATACAAGTGAATACCAAACAGTAACCACATTGGCAACCGTCATTACTTACATCAACAAAGCAATTGATACGACAGGTATTAAATTTGAATGGGAGAGTGACAAATACCACGCATTGCCAGGAATGATATCAGCTGACCCTTTAAAAGTATGTTTGCCGGGTGAAGGTGCCGCATATCATCCAAGTGTTACGGAAAATAAAAATAACTTTTCAGGCCTTGGTGGTTCTCTTGGGGTGATTAGTGACCTATGGGTGTCAACTCAACTTTTAAAAGAAATTGAAGAATCCCTATTGGATAAAAAATCTGATAAAACTGAAAAAGGTGCTTATACGGCAAACGCATATCTATCAAAACTATTTGGCGAAATATCAAATATGACAGGTGGGCTTGTGAATGTACAAATTTGGTCTGACCATACAAATAAAAAAGTTTATAAACTTGTAAACAAAAATTACGATGTTAAGTATTCCCGTGGTGGAGCACTAAATTTAAGAAGTACAAATACACCTGTTAGAAGTGTAAATATGTCATCAAATCTTGACCCCGATATGATGGCTGTTGCTTTTTCCGGAAGAGGTGGTGAATATCCTGAAAGTTTTGGTAAAAATATATTTAGCGGATGTTCACCGATAGGAACAATTCCTGAAAGAGGTGATACCTCTGAAAAACTTAAAGAGCTAAAAGAACAAATAGGTAATAAGTACGATACTAGCGTAACTACCGACCTTGCTTCCGTTCTAAAAGAATATGTTAATATAAACCTTTCAAATAAAGGTGTTTTTATAAGATATAATATCGACTTGTCAGTTACAGTTGATGGGTTTAATCCAAAATTTGGTCAATCTTTTACGGTAACTCCAATTCCAGCATCAGTTGGTACTGGGAATATTTCATTTGTAGTGGGTGAAATTGAACACAAATGTGATGGTAGTATGTGGGAAACTGGTATTGTTGGATATATGATGGTGCAAACATAATGGCTAGAAAAAAAATATATTATCCGGAAGGTCAAATCCAAAAAGGACTCTATACCAATGGTAAGGAGTGGATGTTGGAAGATGGTACTGAATATGTTGGTGATTATCACACTTACTATTCGGGAGAGGTATATACACGCTCAAGTTATTTGCGGAATGTATCTAAAAAGTTGATACCATACATCAACTTATCCGAAGAATCTAAAAAAACTACATTTGAATATGATTTATTGAAGAAGGCATCTCCAGAACCATTTACATTTTCAGAATATAGTAAAATACCACCAACTGAAAAAGATTATACAAATGGGTTTTTCTTTAGATACTTTGCTAAACGACATTTTTCAAATATCATATCTGAAGTTGATTCTAATACTTTTTCAAATCTAAAAGATGAATACTATGTTAGTGTAAAACTTCCGTGGAAACTTACAGGACCTCGTAATGACATAAACACGGAAAGTGGTGTATATGATACCAACCAACGATTAGTTCTTTTAGCCGAAAAAGACATAACCGGTATTCGTAATTATGTGACTGACTATACGGAATATGCCCGTATATCATCATAATGTTAATAACTTGTTGAAAACTTAACATAAATTTAACATAGAGGGCTTGGATATTCCAAGCCTTTTTACTATCTTTACACTGTAATAATGAGAGATAGTATGAATTATTTAGTCGACCCCCAGACCTTGATTTTCAACTCCCACCGAGTTAGTGGGTATTCCGAACTTGTTAAGAACATTCCCCAATGGGAGTTGTTAAATATCGCACAAGAAGTTGCCGAAGAGTGGACTGAAGATTGGCCTGAAGACCAAGGGTTTGGTTCTTCGGATAGGACTTATATGATAAAACAATATATTGACCGAGTTTGTTGGTCATTTGCATCTGGTAAGTTTATGACTCAATTCAACCCTTCACTTTCAGTAGTGGAGTATTCAGAGGCTGACCACCACGAACGAGTTCAACGAATGGAAAGTGGAATTTAATTAAGATATGAATATAGAACAATCAGTTTTTGTAAATCTCGCTCAAGTCCTTGTCGATAGGAGTGTTAATCTTGAGTTTGAAAGTGACTTTGAACATTGGAAAGAACACCAAGAGATTAAGTACACCAATGTACCCTATATTGGTAGTGGTTGGTATAATGGTCGTGATGGGTTTTATTTCAAAAAACGAGGATATAATGATTGGGAATACCTTGAAGAGGAAGCAATCCTTTCAGTCCACAATATGATTATTGATGGGTATCGTGTTAAAATCAACGACATTCAAGATGTAGAAAGTGATGATGACCGACTTTGGAACGCCAATTTCTCCTTTTTCCTCGAAAAGATTTAACAATTTGATAACATTAGAAATTTGGATATATGAAATATATGTCGTAGATTTACACTGTAAGATTGAGAGATAAACAATTAAAAAGTAAAAAATGAATTACGCTGAATTAAACCGAATGTCCATCGAAGAACTCCGTGCTTTGAACGCCAAAGTGATTGAAGTCATTAAGATGAAGAAGTATGAGGTCGCCCTTGATGTTAAAGAGGAACTCTACTTGGGTGCTAATGTCAAGGTTAACCACCCCAAGTTGTATGGTAAACAACTTCGTGTTGAAAAGATTAACCGAACCAAGGCGGTTCTTAAACTCCTTAATGGTTTTGGTTCTTACACTGTTCCTTTGTCAATGATTGAAATCGTAAAATAATCAGATATGGCTATCGTAAGTAAACCCCAAACACGAGGTATTGAAATTGACCTCACCGGTCCTCAAGGTAACGCATTCTTTCTTCTTGGAACTGCTAAGAACCTCGCCAAACAATTAGGTTTGGATGGTAACGAGATTCAAAAAGAAATGATGAGTGGTGACTACGAACATCTTCTTGAGGTGTTTGATGAAAACTTTGGAATGTTTGTAACTCTTTACCGATAATGTGGAATTATAGAGATATCGAAGTTCAGGCAGATGAGTGGGAAGAGGAACAAGAAGTTCTTCGTGAGTTAGGATTAATTGATTAAATATGTTAATAGAAAAGAAGTCCCCTTTGAGTGGTGAATGGAATGTTATGGACCTTCCTGTCACCGAGGAACAACTGACCTCTCACACGAATGGTCAGTTAGCACAAGAGGTGTTCCCACACCTTTCTCCAAGTGAACGCGAGTTCATCATTTCAGGCATCACTCCAAAAGAATGGGTGATGATGTTTGGAGAAGTCGAATAAATTTTGTATATTTGTCTTCGTGAAGATAGTAGACACATCCGAAGATTTTTATAAACATCTCTCTCATTTGAAAGAGAAGGTCTTGGTGTTTCCTATTCTGTCAAGTTTAGAGAAACATCCAAGGTCTTCTCGTATATCCGCTATTTTGATATCGGATGGGGATTTGGATTTGTTTATCAACTATCATAACATAGACGCAAACGGAATTACTGACACAATAGATTTCAGTCAGTTTAAAGAGGTGTGGGTAGTGGGTTTAAAAGACCTCTTACACCATTATGACTTTGTAGATAATATGTACGACCTTGAAATGGAGTTATTCCATCAGGCGTCAGATTTCGAGGTAGATGAAAAACCTATCTATACCGTGTTCCGTAGGAGAAAAGCTCCACGAGGTAACGACCTCATTCCAATTTGGAAACACTACGAACAATTCCAAGAGTGGAAGAAGAAGTGGGATAACATCGCCCCATCCAAATTCAGTCAACTATACCCCAAAGGGTACAATTGGATAGAGAAGAGTGGAATTCATACCCTAACGGGTATAGAATACACCCAATACAATATGTTGACTACAACATCACGACCCTCGAACACATTTGGTGGTATTAACTATGCCGCCCTACCCAAAGATGGTGGTGTTCGTGACCGATTCATATCACGATTTGAAGGGGGTAAGTTATACCAACTTGACTTTGATGGATACCATCCACGATTGATTGGTAAACTAATTGGTATCAACATTCCGTTGGATGTGAAAGCTCACCAATGGTTAGCTGACCAATATGGTGCTGACCTAAAAGACGCCAAAGCGATTACCTTCCGACAATTATATGGTGGGGTGCAGGATGAATACAAACACATACCATATTTTCAGAAAACCTCCGAGTACATCGATTCTCTTTGGAGTCAATTTCAACAAAATGGATATGTGGAAACTCCAATCCTTAAACGAAGGATAGAAAAATCGAATGATTTAAACAAAAATAAGCTATTTAACTATATTTTACAATCCGTTGAAACGGAACGGAACATACTTATATTGGAGAAATTGTTTCAACTGAAACTCACTCAAAAGTCCTTGCCGGTCTTGTACACATACGACTCTATATTGTTTGATGTACACCCAGATGATGGCGTAGAATATATAAAGAGGATTAAAGAGGTTATGGAGATTGATGGTTTCCCTACCGAGGTAGAGGTTGGTAACAATTATGGTAATATGGTAAGGACACTAATTTAACTATTTATATCTATGAAGAAACTCTTTGATTTTATAGCCAGAAAAGTTTGGAATGAAGTCGGTGTGAACCTGTCAGAAGGTATCACATCGGAAGAGTCGTTGTCGGCTACATATAAAGTTGTATCCGAACTTGTAGATGAAGAATTTGCAGAAGCGTATATCACATCCCTTTTAGAAGTAGAGGGTGTTAAGGGTGAAGAGCCCGAAGTTGGTGATGATAAAGAACTTGATAAAGAAAAGTTGGGTATGATGACTCAACTTGAAAAAGATAAACACTCTGAAAAGAAAACTCAAGAATTAGATGAAGATACTTGGGTAAAGAACAAAAAATCAGGTTCGGTATATCAAGTTAAAAACTTTAACCCATCAACCCAAGACCCTGCGACTAAAGATGATATTGAACAAGCCGAAAAGAAAACTTCAGAACCACAAGATAATGGGTATGTTGGTCATAAAGATAAATCACTTGAAAAAGTAGATTCTTTAAAAAGTGAAGAATTCAATAGACCATTAGAACCAAATGATGCTGAGTTTGAAAAACGAAATAAGAAGTTTGCAAACCCAGTACCACCTGAACCATATAAATTACCAGAAGATTTAGTTAATAATCCAAAGTTTCCTAAAAAGTATCTAACTGCTTTGGAACGAATGATGAATACAAGACCAACAGGTGATGGTACAAAATGGACTCATTATAGTGACATTCCTGGTGGTGCTGGTCAAATTTCCGCCCAAGCTGGTGAGTTAATGACTATGATGGGAACATCTATGAGTGATGCTGAATTTAATAAATTCACAAACTCTCTTTTAGAACACGAAGCCGCATTGATTAAAAATAATCCAAAGTTAAAAACAGAGGGTTCTCGTATTGTCACTAAATCTTGGATTAAAGCTTCTCAAAACAATAGAAAAGCAATCCTCAATAATATTGCAAGTGAATTTCCAAATGCCGAAGTTACTGCTACCGCTTGGGATACACAAAATGATGTAGAATCATTGGGTATGAAAAACTATCAAAAGAACAAAGGATTTTCTACCGATATGTACATAAAGTTAAAAACAACAGATGGTAAGGAAATCTTAAAAGAGGTTTCTTTGAAAAAATCAACTGAAGTTAACTTTTTAAATTCGGGAGCTGGTAAATTTAACGAATGGGATGCAAACTTACCAGATGAAATAAATCAGAATGTCTATCGTGACAAACAAAGAGAATCCTTGGTATCTACTGGTTCTAAATTAAAGTCAGAAGTTGAATCTCTTTTAAATTCGAATTCACCTCAAGCATTAGAGCTTAAAAAGACAATGGAATCTAAAAAGATTGATTTTGCTCAAGCTCTCGAAGATACTAAAAATGGTAAGGGTAGTCGTGGTAAATCTAAAGTTGTTTTGGAAGCGATTAAAGCTCTTGCTGACTCTGGCAATGAAACTGCTAAACAACACATTGATGAGGTTAATCGTACCCATCGTGAGTTCCAAGAAAAAGCTGTAAAAGCCATTACCGAAAATCCAAAAATGAAGGCTGGTATGCTAAAAGAAATCCGTTCGGAATTTCCATTAAAAGCTGTATCCGATGGTGAGGAAACTATGGCTATTGGTGATAATTCTCTTGACAAAAAAGTTATGAAGAAAATCTTTGGAACTGATAGCTACGATGAGATTAAAGAGAAATTAAGTGCCCAACCCGGCCCACCTCCGTTCTTGGGATATAAAGCCGAAATTGGCGATAAAATCATACCATTAGCTGAAATCAAGGTCCGTGAGGATGGTGTGGGGTATGGTGGACAAATGAAATTTGAAATGACACTTGATAAGAGATTTGCAAAAATACTAAAACAAGCAAACGAAGACACATATTCAAAATAATATACGGAGATATGAGTGAGAACACAATTATTATGCACCTTTACTAATGAGGAGTCATTTGATACTATTATAGAGAAAGTATTTAAGTATGATTTATTCAGTAGAAAAATATTTGTACTAAAGTTAGAGCCCTCAAAAGAATTGGTTGTGAGTTATAATATCATTCCACATCCAGAACACCGATTCTTGCCAGGAACTATTATGGTACATCGTAAAAAAGAAACAAACACAATGTATACCATCAACGCATTAAACCGATTAATCACCTCATTGAATGGCGGTATCGAAGACAAATCGTATCAGGTGGATTGGGAATATTATCGTAATACACTCATCCTAACCGATGGTGATAGTTACAAGATTATGAAGACAAATTTGTTCCGTATTATTGATGTTAACAAATAGTTTTAGATATTTATACCAGTAGGTACAATACCAACAGGTATAACCCACAAAAACTGAAAAATAAAAAAATATTTTGAAATACATTTGGAATTGTCAACCAAATGTTGTATATTAGTGACAAGTTTAACAATTAACAATTAAAAAAAGGAAAATTATGGCTATTGATTTGAACGCAATCCGTAACCGTCTGAACACTCTTCAGACAAAAGTAACAAAAACAGACAATTTGTGGAAGCCGACTCCCGGCAAACAACAAGTAAGGATTCTCCCTTATGTCCACAACACCTCAAACCCCTTCTTGGAACTTTACTTCCATTTTGACTTTGGCGGTAAGAACATCATCTCTCCGATGTCTTTCGGTGAGGCTGACCCTATCGTAGAGTTTGCTGAGAAGTTGAAGGCAACTGGCAATCGTGATGATTACCAATTGTCACGCCAATTGACTCCAAAGATGCGTACCTATGTACCTATCTTGGTTCGTGGTGAAGAGTCCGAAGGTGTTAAGTTTTGGGGATTTGGTAAGAATGTTTACCAAGAACTTCTTGGGTTCTTTGCTGACCCTGACTATGGTGATTTGACTGACCCTGTAAATGGTCGTGATATCACGGTTGAATTCAAGACCGCTGCTGAAGTTGGTAAATCTTACCCAGAAACTTACATCCGTGTAAAACCATCAACCACTCCTATTTCAGAGGACAAAAACATTTTGGAAATCGCAAAAAATCAGATTGATTTGACTACGATGTTCAAGCGTGTTTCTTACGATGAAATGCAAGGTATGTTGGAACAATGGTTGGAAACTGGTAAAGTTGCTGACACTTCGGAGGAGCCGGTTGCTGACACAACCACAAAGACCGCTACCGCGGCACCCGCTTCGAATGTCAAAGACGCATTTGATGACCTATTCAACGACTAATTAAAAATTTATGGCAAAGAAAGTAGAATCAACTCGTGATGAGTTATCTTCTATTCTTGCCTCTAATCTAAACAAGAAGTTTAAAGCTGCCCACAAAGTAGCTTTCTTCTTGGATGGGTCAGAGCAGACACCCACCGACTTGGATGATTGGGTATCTACTGGCTCACCGATGTTAGACCTCGCAATCGCAAACCGCCCCAACGGCGGTTTGCCTGTGGGTCGAATCACCGAGATTACAGGTTTGGAAGGGAGTGGTAAATCATTACTCGCAGCTCACGCTATTGCGGACACTCAAAAGAAGGGTGGGCTTGGTGTTTACATTGACACCGAAAACGCAATGAACCAAGATTTTCTTATGGCAATTGGGGTTGACATCAAAAAGATGTTGTATGTACCTCTTGAAACCGTGGAAGACATCTTTGAGGCAATCGACTCGATTATTGAATCAGTCAGAGCCGCAGATGGGTCAAAGAAGAAATTGGTAACTATCGTAGTCGACTCCGTTGCAGGTGCTTCTACAAAGGTTGAGATTTCAGCTGATTATGACCAAGCCGGTTACGCCACTCAAAAGGCAATCATCATCTCAAAGGCGATGAGAAAAGTAACTAACTTGATTGGTCGTGAACGAATTTGTTTAATCTTCACCAACCAACTCCGTACTCGTTTGGGAGTATCATTCGGTGACCCTTGGACTACAAGTGGTGGTAAGGCAATCGCATTCCACTCATCTTGTCGACTCCGACTCAAACAAATGGGTCAGTTAAAATCCAAGGTAGGTGGTGTAGACCAAGTAGTGGGTATTAAGACCCGTGCTCAAGTCATTAAGAATCGTATGGGCCCACCCCTTCGTTCGATTGACTACGATATCTACTTTGATAGTGGTATCGACAATTATGGTTCTTGGTTAGAAATGATGAAGACATATAAACTCGTAAATCAAAGTGGTGCTTGGTACACTTATGTGGACAAAGTTACCGGTGAGGAAACCAAATTCCAAGCTAAAAACTTTGAAGAGTTTTTGTCAGAACGACCCGACTTAAAAGAAACCATTTACAACGACATTTGTGAAACATACATTATGTCTTACAAAGAGTCCAGCGCAGAATCAAATATTGACAACATAGAATTAACCGATTTCGATGATTAATAAGTATAAGGAACTACTCAAGGAAGTTAGTAAAGAACATAACGAAAACAAAAACGAAGAACTCAATGACCGGGTCTTAATTATCGATGGTCTGAATCAGTTTATTCGTGTCTTTGGGGCAGTTCCTGCGCTTAACGATGATGGTGAACATTGTGGTGGTGTGACAGGGTTTCTCTTGTCCACCGCTGCTACCATCAGAACATTGAAACCAACTCGTGTTATTATTGTCTTTGATGGAAAGGGTGGTTCGAATCGTAGAAAGAGCTATTACAAAGAGTATAAAGAGGGTCGTACTGGTTTAACCAAAATCAATCGACTTGCTGGATACGAGGACCTTGAAGACCAACAAGAATCGATGCGTAAACAATTCGCACGACTGATTGAATATCTTCAAGTATTGCCTGTAACCCTAACCTACATTGATTATGTAGAAGCCGATGATATCATCGCATATCTCGCAAATCATTACTTCAAAAAAGAAGTTACAATCATTTCATCCGATAAGGACTTTCTTCAGTTGGTAAATCCACGAATCAAAGTGTGGGCGCCTACGAAGAAGAAGATGTACGATGAAGCTCTCGTAAAAGAAGAGTATGGAGTCATTCCCCAAAACCTAATTTGGTATCGAGTCATCACAGGTGATAAATCGGACAACATTGAGGGAGTTCGTGGGATAGGTGAAAAAACAATTCACTCTAAAATGGATTTCCTAAATGATTCAGAACTCGATATGGATGAATTCCTATCGAAAGTCACATCAGAATGTGATTCAAAGTTGTCGCAAAAGTTGATTGAAAATACGACAACAATTCAGACAAATTATAGGTTAATGCAACTGAAGGAGCCCGAAATCTCCTCTTCTATTACTTCAAATGTACGAAACATTATGGATGACCACCGACCCTCTTTGGACTTGGTGGAATTTAAAAAGATGTTTATGTATGACAAACTTTACACTGCTTTCGCCAATGTGGACTCGTGGTTAAGGAACTCATTCACATCTTTGGAAAATAATCTAAAAAATCATTTTGATATCTCAAAATAAAGTCGTATATTTGTAGTCATATGGAGAAGTTCGGAAACAAGTTTAGTACCACCTTTCAACAAAAGGTAATATCCGCAATGATATCGGATAGGTCGTTTACACGACAAATCTATGATATCATCAAGCCGGAATACTTTGATGCTGAAGCATCGGAGTGGTTGGTAAAGACCATTCTGAATTATTTTGATGAATATGAGAAAATGCCTACATTGGATGTTCTCAAAGTCAAAATCAATGGTATTGAACGAGATGTTCTCCGTACATCAGTCGTTGATACTCTCAAATACGCGTGGAATCACCTCGAAAGTGATGATTTAACTTATGTTAAGGACCAAGTTCTTGACTTTTGTAAGAATCAGTCAATTAAGAACGCAATTCTTGATTCAGTAACACTTTTAGAGGATGGTAAGTATGATGTGATTAAAAAGAAGATTGACACCGCTATGAAAGCTGGTCAAGATTCAGATATAGGTCACGATTACAAAGTTATGATTACGGAACGATATGAAGATTCGGTTCGTAATGTGGTTTCAACCGGATGGGAGGTCATTGATGAGGCAACACAGGGTGGTTTTGGTAAAGGGGAGTTGATTCTATTCGCAGCTCCTCCGGGTATTGGTAAATCGTGGTCTTTGATTAATATCGGAGTCGCCGCGATGAAACAAGGGAAAACCGTCGCTCACTACACTCTTGAATTGAATGAAGGTTATGTAGGTCAGCGTTATGATGCTGTATTGAGTGGTATTGCGGTAGCGAATCTTAAATACAATATGGATGATGTCAAAAAGGCAGTCCAAGGAGTGAAAGGTGACCTTGTTGTAAAACACTACCCAACCAAAACTGCCGGTGTTACTTCTTTAAAAGCACATATGGATAAGATGATTCTACAAGGTAAAAAACCTGACCTTGTGATTGTCGATTACGCAGACCTACTACGAGGACCTACAAAAGAAAAACGACACGAGGAGTTGGAAGAAATTATTGAGGACCTTCGTGGTATGGCGGGTGAGTATGAAGTACCAGTATTTACAGCATCTCAAATCAATCGAAGTGGTGCAGAAGATGACATTATTACAGGTACAAAAATCGCAGGTTCGTTCTCCAAAATGATGACTGCTGATTTCGTGGTATCACTTTCTCGTAAGATTGAAGACAAACTCGCGGGAACTGGCAGGTGGCATGTAATCAAAAATCGTTTTGGTCCTGATGGTATGACTTTCCCATCAAAAGCTAACTTTTCAACCGGTCAAATTCACATCTATAACGATGATTCCATTAATGGTATACAAACGAAAAAAGAGATGAAAAGTGGGGAGAGTTTAGTAAGAAAAGAACTTGCTCAAAAATATAAAGAAATGAAGGGAAATGTCGACTTTTAACTTGAATAACACTATATCTATAATCACCTATTTTAAAATTTATGTCTAACAATTTACAGGAGAAGTCGTATGTCCCTATTCGATAATCGTATCCCATTTAAACCATTTGAATACCCAGAATATTACACCGAAGGTTGGTTGAAACAAGCACAAGCTTTCTGGCTCCATACCGAAATCCCAATGCAAGGTGATGTCAAAGATTGGAATGAAAATTTGTCAGTCGCTGAGAAAAACTTGGTTGGTAATATTCTATTAGGATTTGCTCAAACGGAATGTGCGGTATCGGACTATTGGACAACGATGGTTACAAATTGGTTTCCTAAACACGAAATCAAACAAATGGCAATGATGT